CGCAGGTCTGTTCGACGACGATGGACGCTCGATGTAGATGCAGCCCTCGCCCTCGAACAGACCTGCGGCCCACTCTACTCCGAAGGAAGCCACGGGGCATCCTCCGTCTCGACATACTTAGGGTAGTCGTTTCTGTAGTGTTGGCCCCAGCGTTGCACGCAGTCGGCTTCGACTTCGAGCACGACGCCGGGGAAGTTGTCGCGGTCAGGCATGACCTCCGTGATCGTCTCGACTACGGCGGCTGCCTCGGCGTTCGGTACTTGGAATAGTAGCTCATCATGCACGGCGAGCCGAAAGAAGCTGCCAAGCCCGGCGTTCGAGAGTGCCACGATCCGCTCCTTGAGCGAGATGGCACACGAGCCCTGGATTCGGAAGTTCACGCCCTTGTACGCCTTCCCGGCCTCGACCGGAAGCCGACGGCCGTCAACCAAGATCACGTAGCCGTTGCCGGTGCGCTTGCCTCCGGCAGACTCGATCACTTGTCGCGCGACCTCCTCCTTCCATCCCTTGATGCCAGGGAACATCTCGTCATACGCATCGCGGAACTCCTGCGCGACGGCGACATCGACTCCGGCCGTGACCGCGAACTTGTCAACGCCCGCGCCGTAGATGTTGGCGAAGCCGCCGTTCTTGCAGAGCGTCCGCTGAGGCTTGGTGAACCCCGAGCCGTAGAGCTTTTCGGCGGTCATATCGTGCAGGTCGAGCCCGTCCAAGAACGCTTGCAGCATCGTCGGTTCCTGCGAGAACGAGGCGAGCACGCGAAGCTCCATACCCGCGAAGTCGGCCATGACGAAGCACTCACCCTCGGGTGCGACGATGGCATCCCGCACGAGCCGACCGCGCGGAAGCGTCTGCATCGGTGGGTCGGTCACGGACATCCGTCCCGTCCGGGCCTCCACCGGCTTCGTGCTCGCGTGCAGGAGTCCTTCGACTGCCAGCCCGACGTACTCCCCCTTCCGATTGAACAGTTCTCCGTACCCGTTCGGCTCGCCACGCTCCCCGAACTTGTCGATGTAGTTGCGGAGGAACCGCGACTTGCTCCGGTACTCGGACAGCGGGCCGCAGACCTCGAAGCCGCGATCCGCGAGCCATGAGAGTACGTGCTTGTCGACCGAGAGGCTACCGTGCTCCGTGCGCACCGTGAGCGGCGCGTTGATGCTGAGCAGGTACTTGACAACCTGTTGATCCGAGTCCGGCTTCTCGATAGGGATGCGCCCGCGCAGGACTTCAAGCTCGCCCATGAGCTTGATCGCGCAGCGGGATCGGTACTCCTCGTCCACACGGAGCCCGGCAATCTCGGCCTCGCGCAGACAGTGAATCACGCCGACCTCAAGTTCGTATGCCCTCTTGTTGATGTCCGGGTAGAGCTTCTCCGCGAGCGGCGAGGTCAGCGCCGTGTCGAGCGCAGCATACTGCCAGTAGCCGGGGAAGTCGAGTGGCACTGTGCCGAACGTCCAGCCCTGCTGAGACATCGCCGCCTTGAGCACGTCCTGCCCGGCGGCGGCGCGGTGATCGAGGTAGCGGACGGCGGACGGCTTGAGCCCCATCGCGACGACGGGATTGGTCAGGTGCGCCATGACCATCGAGCAGTGCGCCCACTTCTGCGGGATCACGATGCCGTCGGCCTTGAGCATCTTGGAGTCGTAGAGCAGGTTGTGCGCGACCATCGGCGCTCGGTATGTCTCGATCACTTCCTTGACTACGCCACGCCAGTCGCGGTAAGACAGCGCCCAGCCGTGGGTCGAGTCTCCGAACTGCACCATGCGGATACGGTCGCACCCGACGTTGAGCCCGGTCGTCTCGCAGTCGACCGCGAGGAACTCCCGACGCTGGCCGAGCCACTGCATCATCGCCTCGACTTCTGCGAGCGACTCGACCAGCGTCAGGTCGACTTGTTCGAGCGGGAAGCTCAAGCGGGGATGTCCTTGTGCTTGAGCTTGAACATGACCCGATCCCCTCGGTACGTGAACAGGTACGGATCGGTGCGGGCGACGACTCCCTCCATCTCGATGCCGTCGATGTCGCCTTCCTCGAAGGCCACCGTCGAGAGCTTCCACGAGGGCAGGGTTGCCTCGATGTACGCCGTCGTCTCGTTCTGCGCGAGCACGGGAACCGTCCTGACGCCGAGCACGGAGGCGACTACCTCCACGTCCGCCCACGTCCGCCAGAGCCGGTGCCCGAGACGGCGTTCACCGTCCTCCTCGATGATCCGGCACGTCGCCACGTCGAAGACCCGGAAGGACTTGTGCGGTGCGTACGCCCCGCCGCCCTTCTGGATTCCCGGCCCGTAGCCCTCGCCATAGACGATCATCGCGAGCGAGCCGGGCTCGGCCTCGGGCTCGATGGACAAGAGCGCCATCGCCATATGCACGGCCCCGATATGCGGCACGGCCTCATCCGAGAAGTTCTTGGGCAGCGTGGCGGCGTCCGACCGACCGCGAGCCTCATAGAGCGGGCCGCAGCATCCCCAGTCGAGGATGAGCCGGATGTTGGTGCCGTCGATCTTCTCCAAGACGAGCCACGAGTTGACCTGCTCGAAGGCAGGGTTGCTCCTTGTGCCGGGCAGGCAGTGCTTCTTGTCCTCCTCGTTACGCACGAGGAGGTTGTATATCTTCGGGAACTCCATCAGGACTTCTTCTCTCCGGCGATCCCCATGACCACGAAGCCGGTGAGCGCGAGCGCCGCGAAGATGGAATCGTTGTATCCCGTGAACGCGGCCACGAGTAGCGTCGGAACGAACAGGAACAGTAGCACCTATTTGACCTCCCCCTAGATGTTGAGTGCGTCGAGCATATCACTAACGGCAGGAACTAGGTCGTCTAGTGAGCCGTCGTTGTAGAGCGTGGCGTCGATCAGTGCAAGGTCGGGCATCGCCTCGGACGGATGATCGTCCGTCGCGTCCATCCCGAACCGCTCGACGCGAACGGTCTTCCCCCCGAGCCCCCGGATCGCGGCAAGCTCGTTGTCAAATCTGGCATCGGTCAGCACGACGGCGGCATCGTTGGGCAGCCGCGCGATACACTCCTTGATCCAGAAGTCGTAGCCGAAGACCTCGCGGTGCGACTCCGTGCCGTACCTCTGCATGAAAGTGCGCCAGTCGAGCGCCGCGTGCGTGAACGGGCCGGACTGCACGATGATGCGGCAGTCGGAGTCATGCTTGAGCGCCTCCCACTCGGCACGCGGGATATTGAACAGAGCCGCCACAGAGTCGTAGATCAGGTCGGCAAACTTGGCCCGTTGGAAGCCGTGATGCTCGACCAGGACTGACCCGACGGCATCCTTGCCAGCGCCCTTGAAGCCGTTGAGCCCGATCAGCCTTCCTCCCATCTACCCACTGTAGCAGGGCGGGCCGAGTTGCGCAAGAGAGTAAGCGAGGGGACGGAGCCTATAGACGGCCCGGCGCTGGGAGGAGGGTAGGCCGGTTCCCGCAAAGGAACTCGACGCCCCCTCTCGCTTATCTATGCCACGGAGTCTACCACGCCGCGCCGAGCGCGGAGGGGTTCCTCCTGCGCGAGCAGGTCGAGCGCCTCGGCCCGTCGCGTCTTGATCGTGTTGGGAGACAGCGGCTTTCCCTTCGGCCCCTTGAGTACGTGAGCGATGTCCTCCGCGCTCATCGGCGGCTTGCCGGTCAGTCCGAAGCTCATCTCGATGATCCGTTGAAGCTGGCGGCTCGGCACGCGATTATCCCACTCGTCCAGCCGCGCCACGTACGCGAGCACGTAGGTCGGCGCGTCGATTCCGGCGGGCCGCGTCTCGGACGGCCCGAGGTCGGCAGGGTCTTCGGCGTGCGGGTCAGGCGTACCGTCGAGCATCGTCTGCGTGAAGTCGTCGCCGTACATCTCGCGGTCGAGCGAGGTCACGACCTCGGCCGCGTCGAGCGCCCGCTCGATGTTCGCGAGCGAGATGTCCATATCGGCCGCGAGCGCCACGAGCGTCTGCTCGGAGTCGCGCGTCAGCGCCGCGCGAGCCTTCGCCCGTCGACCGGCGACGTGCGCCGGGAGCCGGATCGCTGAGCCCCCGCTCGTGAGCCCCCGCTGGATCGCCTGCTTGATCCATAGGGTCGCGTACGTCGAGAAGCGGATGTTGCGCTCCGGGTCGAACTTGCGAGCGGCGCGGTCGAGCCCGAGGATGCCGTTCTGAATCACGTCCCCCATCGGCAGTCCTCGGTTGCGGTAGTACCGCGCGATGTTGCACACGAGCCGGATGTTGCAGTTGACTAGCTCGTGTCGAGCGCGGCACGAGGGGCACGTCGAGCAGGCGTGTTCGAGGTTCTTCGAGTAGACGCGGCGGGCCACGCGACCGAGCGACTTCTCCTCCTCGGCGGAGAGCAGCCGATGGTCGGCTGCCGCATTGAGGAAGCGCACCAAACCTTCGTCATCACGCACGCCGGGAAGCATAGCACACGGAAAATCTGCAAAGTTTTTGTGCCAAAAAACTTGCCATGCAAGAGACTAGCGTACAGCACAGAACGCAAAGAGGCCCGATCACTCGGGCCTCTCTGCAAGTGGGGACTTTGCTCCCCGTTGCCCCCGGCCTCGGTAGCCGGGGTCTTCCCTCAGACCGCTACCAACCCCGCCACGTCGCGGATCAGCGGGACGAGAGCGTTCTTCGCGCGGTTCGGTGTGATCGTCCGCTTGATGTAGCTCTCGACGTTCTTCGGAGCCGCGATGTCCGACCCGCCCACGCTAGGGCGCAGGTGATCGAGGTACTCGGTTCCGACGTTGTAGAGCCCCCAGCCCGTGAAGCGGTGGGCCTCGGGGATCGACTTCGACCGGAGCGCCGCGTAGACTGCGGCCCGCGCCGTGTCGATGTTCTTGACCTGGCGATCCGACGCCTCGCCTTCGAGCGCGAGGAGCGAGTCCGGGTACGGGATGAACCGCTCCACGAACTCCTTGCGCTGCTCGCTCGTGACCGTGATGGCCGCAAGCTCCGTCGCAAGCTCGTGGAACTCCTCGTGGGCGACGGCGATTCCCTGAATCGCCATCTTGGCGTCGTTCACTTTCTCCATCACGTTCTTCGTGTGCTTGAAGCTGTAGAGCCGACCCGACCCCTCGGCCTCGCTCTCGGCAGCGCCGCGAGTGTTGGCGCAGACGATTCGGATGCTCGTCCCGCCGAGGTTGAGGGCACCGGCCGCGTCGTGTCGCCACGTCGCGAACAGGTACGGGTAGACCTTCGAGTTGTCTCCGTCAATCTGGAACGGAGTGTCGAGGTACGCGGTGACGAAGCACGATGCCCCGCCTTCGAGAACCCCGCCCGTCTCGTAGTTGAGCTTGAGCCCCTTGTTGATCGACTCGTCCGTGAGCATGGCGTCGAGCAAGTCCCACGGCACCGTGTTCTGGATCGGCTCGTACGTCTTGTTGACGTGCTTGATCTTCTTGCCGTGCAGTTCGCCGGGCACTCCGTCTCGCACCTGATAGATGCGAAGCCCCTTCTCCCTGTCCGAGCGCGAGTAGCTTCGGAACTCCCACTCGCCGGTCGCCTTGCCCTTCGCGTCCATCTCGGGCACGCGGCAGAACGGGCCGGTGAAGGTGTAGGGGTCAACGATGGCACCCTCGTCGCCTACGACACACTCTCGAACGTCGTAGTCGTGACCCGCTGCGACGAACGCAATCTCGCGTCCGGGGTACTCATCGAAGACGGTCGTCTCAAGCTCGTGCCAGCTTGGCACGCGCACGACGAAGCCCATCTCGTATAGCCCTGCCATCTAGCTCCTCCTCCTCTCGATGTCCATGCGCTAAACCTACATGAGCCACGCGGCTCTGTCAAGGGGGAACTGTGCGATATGGTCGAGCAGAGCCGGGCCGGGCTCGAACTCCTCGCCGTCGAGACGAAGCGCCGCGAACTCGCGGTGACGCTGGGCCTCGCGTGGGTAGCCGCCCGGCTCGACGGCAAGCAACACGGCCCCGAGAGCCTCGACACGGCGAATCGGGTCTTGCGACATCCCGATCTTGATGTTCTCGTTTGGTAGCCGGGCATAGTAGACCTGCGGCGACAGCTTGCCGGTGCCGTGACAGTGGGGGCACACGGGGCGAGCCTCCTCAAGAGCCGCGATGAACTCGGGCCGGTGGAACCATCGTTGTACGGTGCGTGCGGAGTGGTCAACGGCGGAGCTAAGCTCAGCGGCGCTCGTGATGCCCTCGCGGATCAGGTCGAGCGCCTTCCATCGAGCTTCTTTGGTGTAGTCGTGTCGTCGCATAGCTGTCTAGTCTATCACAAGTGTCGCTCTCCTCGACAGTTTGGTCGCGCTTTCCCCAAAAGACGACACTTCAAGCTACAGCTTGAAAACGGCCCCTACGATTTCAAGGTGCAGCTTGTCACCGTACGGTGGCAAGACCGCGATGTCACCGCTCGGGGTCAGGCGTGCGCACGTCACCGGGCGGCTGTGCCGTGTGGCCGGTCGTCCCTGACCAACGGATGCAGCGGCCCTCGGGAACCTCGTGCTCGGGTGGGAGCACCGGAGCCTTGCGCCGGATGCGGTCGGCGGGGATGCGGTCAGGGGCGGGATCAGGGAAGCCGCACCCGATGAAGCGGGCTCGGCGGCTCATCGCGGGAACCACTCGACCACGAGCACGGACTGCGGGATGATCCACAGGACGCCGGGCACGAGCGACCATGCCGTGTTGTAGTCGAAGGCGAGCCACAGTGCGAGCCCGAGCAGGACAAACCACGCGAGCGCGACGGCCTTCATTCGAGGTCGCTCACCATGCAGTCGACCGAGCAGTAGGCCACGTCGCGACCGTCCGGCGGAAGGCAGGCGACGATCCACCCCGCCTCGAACTCGTCGCCGGGCTCATCGAAGACGGCCTCGGCCTCGCACCAATCGCACTCGATGTGGATTTCGGAGACGGCCACTACTCCTCCTCCTCATCCTCCTCTAGCGTCGTAGGCGGCGCGGGCCTCCGCAGAGAGCAGAATGGGCACGAGCATCCCTCGACGGGCGGGCCTTTGCCGGGACAGAGGATCATTCACCGAACCGGATACGGAGCGCCTGCCGGATGATCGCGTCCGACTTGATGTACCGCTCGCGCAGAGACTCGGCCCCCTCGGCTGGCATGAGGTTGTCTGCCAAGTCTGCCAGCTTGACGCGGAGCGCCGTGTAGCTGCCCCCCGTCGCCGTCCGCTCGATGAACTCGTCGTAGGACTCGAACTCCCCGCGCGAGAGCGTCTGCACGTCGACTGCGACCTCCGGCCCGAACATGGCGAGCAGGGCGGTGAAGGTCAGTCCGGTTTCCTCGATCACGTCATGCAGTAGGGCGACGGTTTCGGCGTGCGGCCCGAGATGAGCCACGCGCGAGGCGACACGGCAGACGTGGCCGTACATGGGCGATCCGTCCTTGCGCACCTGCCCGTCGTGAACCGTCTCGGCTACGCGGCGGGCCAGTCCGGCGCGGTTATGCGTCACGAGCCGAACCTCGTGCGAAGCTGGATCATGCCCGTGACCGGATACACCGGGCGAAGATAGGGCGCGACGAGCCCGAGCGCGAGGGTGTCATCGGCGGCACGCTTCTCGGCCTCGCGCCAGAGCGCCTGCATCTCCTTGATGAGCGCCGCGTGCAGCCGCTCGACGGCCTCGGGATGCCCGTCGACCTCGAACGTGAAGCCGGTCAGTTCGGCTTCTCCGTTCACCATAGCCACCGGAAGAAGGCGCGAATCTTGCCGACCGGCGGGCCGGGCTCCAAGCCTGGTAGGTCGAGCATCGGGATGTCCTTGAGCACGAGCATCGGCTGCGCCGCACGCTCGGCGGCGTAAAGCTCCGCGTCCGGGCCGGGCGGGATCAGCGCACGCAGGTCGCGGATCGTGGTCGCGATCACGGTGAGCATTTCGTCAATCTGCTCGCGGTCTTGCAGGCGGGCCGTCTCCTCCGCCGCGAGCGACTCGGTAAGCTCCACGATCCGACTGGCGTGCTCTGTGCTCCATTGGAGCAACTCTGCTACCTCAGCGCGAAGCTGCGTGATCCCGGCGCTTGATCGCTTCGGCTTCGGGTCGGAAGATGGCTCGGTCAACGGCTCGGGCGCGGGGGGCGCAGACTCAGCCTCGACGCGCATGGTGTCCTCGGCCTTCGCCTCGGCCTCCCACTCCTCAAGCCCCTCGGCCCGGTACTCGGCCACGAGCACGTCGAAGCGGTCGGCAAGCTCGCGCGGACTCTGGCCCGGACGTGCGGCGGAAGTCGAGATGGTGGACACGTCGACCGTCTCGCCCCCGCGCATGGAGCCCCGCGACCGCGCGATTGCGGCGGTGAGGTCTTCACTCCTTGCGTCTACTCCTGCCACTCGTCCTCCTCCTCGGGCGTTAGCTCACGTTGTCTCCTGAGAGTAGCAGCTACTCGGCAAGTCCGCAAGGAACCGTCCACGTTCTCGACCGCGACGTAGCCCGGCGGGCACCACTCGGGCGTGCCGGTGACGTGAAGCGTCCCGTCCTCGCCCTCGAACTCGTAGCCGATAAGGTCACTATTCAAGAGGCTGTGACCTCCCCACAAGCTCAACGAGAAGGCGATTCCGGGCTGCCGTCTCAGTCTTCGTATAGCCCGATGGCTTCCCTTTACGACCTCGCTCATGTGTCAGATTGGCTAGTTCAAGAATCTTGAGGGCACGCGATGTCTTGAGAGTCAGGTAGGGAAGAAGAAGCGGGATAGTGGTGCGGCAAGCAATACCGCCGTTGATACTCCACGCCCAAACTATGCTTCCTGACGATGAGCGCGTCTTGCACTCGCGCAGAGAGCCTCCGAGCACTCGTTGAAGCTTGCGAAGTGGAATCGGGCTCGTCTGCTGAGCCGAAACGGAAACCTGAACTCGACGTTTTGTGATGCTGACCGTAAAGCACCCCTCCCCGTCTAGGAACCCGGCGCACCATGCAAGATCAACTTTAGACCGGCGATAAAGTCTCATCGGGAATCTTTCTCTTTTGGCCTCGGAGCGCCAGTTCTAGCTCTCGGTTCATTCCTCCCCCTCCGGTTTCGATGACTTTCTCAAGCATAGCACTCATCGGCCCGCCGTTGAGATGATCGCCGTCGCGTGCTGGATCATGGCGACGTAGGGAGCGAGCAGGTGAGGAACGCCCACCTTCGCGGCGGCAACTGCCGCCGCCGTGATGAACCCGTAGGAGATAGCGTTGGTCATGCCACCTGCCGACGGCGCTTCGCAGCTTCCCTAACCCAGCCGGACTGACCTCGCGGCCCGTGAGGGGCAGCAGCCTTCTCGTTCGAGCACCCGTGGAACGCCCGGCAGCACACGCCCGAGCAGAACGGGTCTTTGATGCACGACTCGGGACGCGGCCCCCTGCACTGCGAGCAGAGCCCGTCCCGCCGGAGCCGAGGATCAGTCCTCACGGAGCGCCGCCTCGGTCGCGGCGGCGCAGGCCCGCATGTGAGACGCCGTTGCCGCGTGGCGAAGCCGATCCTGTAGCGCGGCCAGCCTCATCTTCTCCTCGGCCGTCGTGTCGGCGTACGCTTCGAGCGCCGATACCGCCGTGATGAGGTCGAGGATTTCCCCGTGGCGGAGGGGGACGTTCACGTTGTCGGCTCCGGCCCTCATTCGCCCGCGTTCTCGATGGCGTTGTCGAACTCGGAGCGCAAGCTGTCCTCCGTGTTGCCCTCCGTGTCGAGGAACTCCGCGACTAGGGATTGGAACTCCTCGAACCACTTGATGTACCGCTCGTCATCGTACTCACGCATTTGTTGCCTCCTCCGTGTTGAGATTGAGCCCGAGCACGAGATGCGCTCGGACGGGGGTGAAACTAGCAGGCGGGACGACGTGCTCGCCCGCGCCATCCGGGCCGGACTCGACTTCGTACCGCTCGCGTAAGTAGGCGAGCATCGCGCGGCTACGGCCCGGCAGTTGAATGTCGAGCTTCTCCCGGTCGATGATCGCGCAGACCTGGACAGGACGTATCCACGTCCCTCGCCCGTCGGGATCAGTCCACACAGCCGCCTCTTTGCTCCTCATCGCCGCGCACTCGTGGAGCGCCGTTTCGTAGACGTTCTCGCGCTCGTGGCCGGGGCTTTCGACCTCGAAGCAACTGAGGTCAGGCTCCGTCGGGATGGCAGGAACGTCCTCGCCGTTCGCGGCGCAGTGCGCGAGGTAGGCGGCGAGCGTGGCCCAGCCCGCGAGCAGCACGGCGCGGTTGTATTCGGGGCGGGTTGGTTGGGCCGGGCCAAGAGGGGGAAGACCCTTCGCCTCGAACGCGAGCCACCGATGCAGCCCCTCACCGAACCGCTCGATGGGGGAGAGGTTGATGTAGTTGAGCGCCCGCACGTTCTGCGCCGCCTTGCTCGGCTGGATCACGACCGTCCGGTCAAGCTCGCGGTCGAGCGTGAAAGTGTCCTCCCCGGCGACGATCACGGGCGCGAGCATCGAGTATGTCGTGGAAGATAGGTCAGCCTGCCCGCGCTCGGCGCGGCCTCCGGTGTAGAGCACGGGGATGATCCCCTGCAACTGCTCGCGTGTCTCCTTCTTGGACAACCGCGTCCACTCGTCCACGAAGATCGGCAGGCTCCGGCTCGCGGCGAGCGTGCGTAGCAGGATGAAGGGCGTGTTGGCCGCGAGGTCTATCTCGATCTTGGAGCCCATGAGTCGGGTGCCGAGCTTGGCGAGCGTCGACTTGCCCACGCCGCTACTGCCACCGATGAACAGGAGAGGGAACTCCTCAACCTCGGGGCGGCGGGCGCTCGCGACTAGCCACGCGAGCAGCGGGTGCGTGACCTCGGATGCGGACAGGGCGAGGAAGGCCGAGAGCCACGGCCAGTAGAACGCCCCGGTGTCCTCCTCGTTGCGCTTCCTGCTCGGAAGCCAGAGCCGGTCTGCCACGTCCGCCGCGCGAACTCCCGGTGAGTACCGCCACGGCACCTTCCCGACGTACGTGTCTCCCGCGTAGACAACAGACTTCCCGGCGTCTTCGTAGAACTCGGGAGCGTCGTGTATGCCGACCTGCGTCGTATGGAAAATCTCGGGGCAGACGGAGCCGAGTGCCTCGACTAGCTCCGCGATGGCCTTGCGGTCGTTGTCCGTGCCGGTGAAGATCAGGTCGTTCTTGTTGGCCCACTTGACGAGCGCCTGCACGGAGCCGAGGTCGGCCAGCAGGATGACGCCCGGCCTCGGCTGCCGCCGATGGTGGACGGTCACGTCGAAGCCGGAATCCTCCGAGCCCGAGAGCTTCGCCACCGGGTCGACCGTCCAGTTGGTGAAGCGGTGCGGGATGCCGTCCGCGTCGGTCTTGTAGTAGCCCCTGCCGTGGGGCGCGGCTGCGATCCTGGCATCGTCGGGAGCGCCGACCGGGGACTTGGCCCGCCCGAGCAGGCGGCGCAGCCCGCCGCGTGAGAGCCCGCAGGCCCGCAGGTCTTGGTCGAGCGGGAGGATGCAGACACGCACGTCGCCGTGGCCTTCCTCGTTGAGCGCCTTGATCCACGCGCGGGTCGCGTTGACTCCCGCCGCGTCCGGGTCGAAGGCGAGGTAGAGCGTGCCACCCCGCCCGAGGAAGCCGAGTTGCTCCGGCGTCGGCGGTCGCGCGGCCCCGGATGGCAGAGCGAAGATGTCGATGGCGATGGACTCCTCGGCCGCGAGCCATCCTGCGACCACGGCGTCTGACTCACCTTCGGTGAGTAAGACATCCGAGTGCCGCCGCCCGAGCCATGATCCGTAGAGCGCGACGTACTTGGAGCCGGGCAAGGAACCCTTGCGGACTCCCAGCCGCGTCTTGCATCCCGTCAGGGTGCCATCCTCCGTCCAGTGCGGCATGTAGATCGTGCCGGTAAGGGGGTCTAGCCCCCATCCCCACGTCGTCCGAAGGTACGCATCCCAGCGGTACGCCTCCGTGATTTCGGTGTCAGAGTTGACAAGCCGCGTCCATACTGACAACTTGCCGTTAGACTCCTCGGCCTTCGCGGCTGCTTGCGCGGCGGCGACTTCCGATTGCCAGTCGGCAACCGTGGGCTTGATGCGAGGCTCGATGCGCGGCGGCTCGTAACCCGGCGGAAGGTCGGCCAGCATCCGAGCGGCGACAGCCTGAGACTCGGGGAAGCCGACGGACTGCTTGCGCTGGATCAGGTCGAAGATGTCACCGCCGAACCCGCACGGCTGGCACCACCAACGCATGATCCCGTCGTCGCCCTCCCATAGATAGTAGGAAGGGTCAGTGTCATCATGGAAGGGGCAGTGGCCCCGGCCCTCCCGGTCGAGCGGGATGCCGAGCCGGTGCGAGACGTAGGCCATCGAGAGCCGGGCGCGAAGCTCGTCCTTCGAGGGGATGTACGGGATGCCGTCGTTGCCGTCGTCCAGCTTGCGAATCATGGTGCCTCCTGACGTGGTAGGTCGAGAATGGGATCGGGGTTCGAGGTTGCGACCTTCTTGGACGTATCGTTGATCGTTTCTCTCTTGTCGGGTGGCCCCTCGCGGCGAATGCGCCGGTACTCGTCAGGGGTCTTGGCGTTGCGAGCTTCCGCCTCCGCTCGCCGGGTGGCTCGGGCCTTGTTGCCGTGTCGCGTGTGCTGGGTCATGCGATCCGTCCGCAGATGATCGCGTTGGCCTCGTCGCTTGAACGGACTTGGACGGCCCTCTTGAGCAGGTCGTCGCGAGCGTCGGCCGCGTACTCCTCCGAGACGCCGAGCGCGAGCAGCCGCTCCTCGAAGTCGTCGGCTACCTCGGCGGGCTCGCGCATCACGTAGATCGGGTGCATCCTCTCCTCCTCCTTCGGTTGCGTTCCTCCCATGCACCGGAGCTTAGCAGGTGTCTGTCGTTTCGCAGAGGGGCGGCTCGCGAGACGTAGGCGAAACGAGACAAAGTGGTAACATATGTTACGATGTACCCTACGTTTCAGTTTAGACTTCTTGAACCAAAATGTGAGACGGATGAGACACAGACAGGCTTCACTCCCAGTTCAACAGTTTCACGTTTCATACACTACACAGAAAATATAGATGATATAAACACAGGGGGTAGGTACCCCTACGTTATTGTGCTAAGGTGTCCGTGTGTACCCACAGCGAAACGTGAGGAGGAATCTATGACGCTCGAAGACCTACTACCGCACGAGGGGCAGCGAATGAGACGGATGCTCGCCTACGCGCTCATCGAGCTAGGGCACGTTCTCCGGTGCGAGATGGAGGAGTGCGCCTGCGCGACCCGCGAGGAGTTCGCGCCGAACGGGCCTCGTCGTCTGAGCATCGACCATAGGATAGCAGTGGCGGAAGGTGGCTCGGATCACCCGAGCAACCTGCGCTTCGCTCATCTCTGTTGCAACATCGGTAAGGGGTTGAGCTTCAACCCGGCCGGTCGACCTCGCAAGAGCACGACGAAGGTGGAGGTACTCGACTGGATCGCGTGGGAAGACCTGACTGCCATGACCCGAGAGCTTCTATGGGTGGTCGACGGTGCTGGCCCCGGCACGCACTGGGCGTGGGATGGTCAGGAGTGGAGGCTTCGCACCGTCGAGTAAGTGCAACCCTACGGTTGCGTTCCCCGCCGGGTAGACCGACCGCCTCGCCTCGCCCCCGGTGCCGGGTGTCCGTGGTAGACTCCACCTGCATGAGCGAGGGTGACAACAGGGTGCCGGGGCATGGTGACGGGAAGACGCCTCCCAAGATGACGCTCGCGCAGGCAGCCGAGGCGCTCGAACGCCACCGTCTAGGTGAGACGAAGACGGCGCTCGCGGACGAGTACGGACTCTCGCGCCGGGCGCTGTCGGATTGGCTTGCGAAGGCAGCCGACGAGGAAGCTCGCGCCGCCGCACCGCCGGACTCCGGCGTCCAGCGCACGCCGCGCGAAGTCTTGCAGGCGATCCTCAACAACGCGGCCCTCAAGGCGGAGACGCAGGTGGCGGCGGCGAAGGCGATGGACGCGCTCTCGGCCAAGACGCTCGACGGCGGCGAAGACGTGGCCCGGCCCGAGTCGATCACGCTCTCCGGCCCGGCCTTCTGTCCGGGGTGCGGGCTCGACCTCGCGGACGTGCGCGAGATTGAGCTAGACCTCATCATCGGGAGCCTGTCCGCAGAACAGGACGCGGGCACCGCGCCCGCAGAACCGGACATCGCGCCGCTCGCGCCGGTTGTCCCGATTCACGGGCACGAAGTCATCGGCCCCGGCGGGAAGCGTGTCGACCCGCCCTCTACGGTAAGCGCAGACGACCCGCCCTTCTAGGGTCATGCGCAACCCGGCCGACGACCTCTACCAAGACGAGAACGGCTCATGGCGGCGGCGCTCGATCATCGTCGGCTCTGACCCGTACGCGACGGCCCGCGACTTCACCAAGCGCAAGATGCGCGTGCCGGACGTGCTCAACGCGGCCTACGGCTTCGGCCCGCCGGGCCATGATCGCCCGCCTGTAGGTTTCATCCCGCCGGAGGATCGCATGGTGCGGATCAGGCGGGTGAACGAGCGCGGCCACGAGGTCACGGAGTCGGTTCGGATGCGCGACCTCAACGCGGCGCTGGCAGCCGGGGCGGTGAGGGTGTGAAGGAGTGCCCGCGCTGCGCGGCGATACTCGTGTGGGCAACATCCTCGGCTACCACGAAGGGTGTTGCGGCTAGCCCAGTCCTTTCTTGTCGAGGGAAGCCAAGCACCGCTTGCAGGTGACGGCTGGCACGGTGCCCGCCGGATCGTACTCGCCTGCGTAGAAGGCTGGGGAGTGCGGCTGGCAGAGAGTTCTCGGATGGTCGAGCCCCTGATAGCCTCGCACCGTCTTGGTGGAAGCGTGCTCGACCTTCCCGTGGCCGAGGTAACAAGTCAGGTAGCCTGGCCCCTCGGTCTTCGCGTGGGCCAACCGCGCTGCCAGCCGCGCGTTCTTCGCAGCGGCGTAGCCGGGGTCGACAGCGGAGGGGAGCGGGGCGGTGAGAGCGGTAGTCACGAACTAAGTATCGCTTGCGGGGCGGTGGCGTCAACCCCTCGAACGAGGGAGTGACATCTTGACAAGCGTGTGCGATACTGAGAGTGCAGTGATGACTCTCCTTCCCACTTTCGCCGCTTTCGCCTCTGCTCTCTCGGTCGCGCTGGCCTGCTTCCCCGATGACTACTTCATCGCGATCATCGCGCCGTGGAGTCCGGGCAGGGCACACGCCATCGTGATGCACGGCGACCAAGTGGTCTACGACCCGAGCTTCCAGAAGCGCCGCCGCTATCAGAAGAAGGGCATCTCGATCATCACGCTCGAACGGATGACCTTCGCATGATCGGCCAGCCCGCTCTATCACATGCCGCCTCCGTGATGGCCGGGCAGCCGGTGACAGTGATATGCGCGCGGACGCCGGGCGCGGAGGGATGGGCGCAGGGTACGCGAATCACGCTCGACACTTCGACGTGCCGAGCGTTGCTCCTACGCAACGCTCGTGGGCCGGACAACATCGACGCCGCCGAGGCGACCGCCGCGCTAGCGCATGAGATAGGGCACGTTGTTGTAGGCGGCTGCGAGCGTGCTGCCGAGCACTACGCGATGACTCACTGGCAGCGGCTCTATCGGGCGCTTGGCTTCGGGACGGCGGACTCCATCGCTCGTGTCTACGTTCTGAGTATGCACGACTCACTCCCGCGCGAGTACCGTATGCGCTGTTGAGTGGCGGAGCCCAGCGGGCTACGGCAGCGCCCGCTCCGCCGCTGCTACACTTCCCGCATGAGGTACGTCTTCGCTGTAGTCGCCGCCTTCGTGATCTTGTGGCTCGGACTCATCGCCTTCGTCGCCGTTCACTTCTTGGAGCGGGTTTGGTGAGCGCCGTCGGCACCACGAGCAACGGCAAGACCTACATCTTCTCCAAGCTCCTCGGCATAGGGATCGGCCGCGTCATCATCGGCGCAGAGTACGCCCTCGGCGTGTGGATCATGCTTCGCCTGCTCGGGAGCCCGTGGTAGTGAGGGTCGCAATCGCCAACGACAAGGAACTGCCCTGCAAGGGCACGGACATCGTGCATCCCTTCTTCACTGTCGACCATCGCATCCTGCTCGTGCGCAAGGGCGTCTTCGGGCCGAGCTACCGCGAGGTTCCCGCGAACGATCCCGAGGTAGTCGCGGCCATCGCGATCTACGGGCAGCAGACGCGCGGCTGACGTAGACGCGGTATAGTCTCCGGCATGGCACGCGCCTACCGGATCGAAACTGAGAGCGGCCCGGCGTTCCGCTGGGGCACTGGCAAGGAAGTCTTCGCCTACGACGAGTTCGATGCAGAGTCGACCGTCGCCGCGCTCGTGAAGGCCGTCAACGTCGGCGTTGAGGCAGGCGACCGCATCGAGGGCGAGCTAGAGCTGGACATCGCCGCGCTCATCAAGGCGTCCGGCGATGCAGCGTGGGATGAGGACGCGGGCTTCTCCGACCTCTACGACGACTTGAACGACTGCCTCCCCGCCTCCCCTCTGGCCGACGAGTCGAGCCCGTACACGATCAGGGACGTGGCTATCGACTGCTCGCGGATGCTCGTCTGCTACTACCCCGGCAACGGGATGGAGTCGCAGACCTTCATCGTCCCGTTCACGCTCGGCGTGGGCACGGGCGTCGAGGAAGGCGAGCCCAACGAGCCGACCATCGCCCCGAAGGAGCAGTGGATCGAAGTCGAGCAGGAGACGACCTACGTCGAGAAGGGGCTCAGCGTCATCCGCAAGGACGGCAAGGTCGTGTGGACACCGGACACGTCCTACAACTCGCTTCAACAGGGAATCTCGGATGCGCTGCCCGCGCCCGCTGGGCCGAACGCCTCGATCTACGTGCAGGACATCGCGCTCGACGGCAAGACCGCGCTCATTTGCGAGTGGAACAACTCGGTTGCAGGCGGCGCGTCTCACAGCTTCATCGTCGGGATCAACGTGGACGACGACGACGTGACCATGATGCCGCGCGAGACGTGGACGGAGGTCGAGCGCGAGGAGACGTACGTCGAGAAGGGATGGCTTGCGCTGGGCGAGGAGATGGAGGCTCTCACGAAGGCGTCTGCTGCCAAAGAGCCGTACGGCGACGTGAAGTACGCTGACCCCGGCTGGCAGGAGGACAAGAAGAAGCGATATCCTCTCGACACGGAGGGCCATATCAAGGCCGCGTGGTCATACATCAACGTCGCAGACAACGCCAAGCTCTACTCTGCTGCCAATCTTGCGAAGATCAAGGCCGCGATCAAGACCGCGATGAAGGGTATTGGTGCCGAGGTTGCGAAGGCGGGCAAGGTGCTCAGCGGCAAGAACGCTTCGCTCATCATGGACGCGATCACTGCGTCCAACGAGGCGAACGCCAAGCTCAAGGCTGCCCTCGCCAGCGCCGGGATCGGTGACGAGCCAGCCGCCGCGTCAACTACGAAGGCTGCGACCGGCGTCGAGGCCGGAGAGGAGGGCACGTACATCATCACGAAGTCCCGCGACGAAGACCGCTATACGATGGGGCCGTTCTACGCCCCCAACCGCAAGGACGCTCACGGTGAGATGATCGACCCCGACATCTTGCAGAAAGCCGTGTGGGGCTACGTGCGAACCTCCTCCGCCGAAGGCCGACGCATCAACGATCAGCACGACGACTCCGGCGATGCGACGACCGGCGAGTGGGTCGAGGTCATGGCGTGGCCGAAGGAGGAGACGTGGGATTTGATCCAGGCCGACGGGACTACCAAGTCGGTCACGCTGCCAGCGGGCACGATCTACATGGGCATCGTGTGGGATGAGCCCGAGTGGAAGCTCATCAAGCAGGGCAAGAAGACCGGGCTCTCGATGGGCGGTCGTACGATGCGCGTCGAGTACACGGGCGAGGCGCTCGATCACATGGGCTGGAAGCACGCTGCGAAGAAGCCACCGCCACACGAGTACGATGGCGGTAAGGACGGCGCGGGTGATTGCACTTCCTGCGGGATGTCCGCGTCCGAGGGTAACCATCTTACGAAGGCGCTCGACGCGCGATCCGTGCTCGACCTCGCCGCTGCCGCGAACGCTCAGGTGAGCGAGCGCGAGCGCAGAGCGAGCGAGCACGAGCGGCTCAATCTTGAGCGGTCGCAGAAGTCCGTGGTTGAGACGCGGGATGATCTTGCTAAGGCGCTCGCCGCTGTAGCGGCACTGGCAGTGAGGCCCGATCCACCCGCGATGGGTGACATCCACGTTCACGTACCCCAACAGGATGTGAACGTGAATCTCAATCAGCGGAAGAAGACAGACGAGTCTCCCACCCCTTCTGAGCAGTAAGCGACCTCTCCTCGGGGGAGCGCGATGCGTGGTTCGATCCCTCCGATCATGGATATAGTATACCAGTGGCTAACATCGACCTTGACCTAGACTACGCATTGGATTCTGGCCCGACAGGGGCTACCGGCTCTCAAGGTGAGCGGGGGGTACAGGGCGAGCGCGGGCTCGACGGTAAGGATGGCCCAAAGGGCGACCGGGGCGAACAGGGCGTAACCGGCATCACAGGGCCGGAAGGCCCGCCCGGCAAGGATGCGCCACCGCCGACCGTAGAGCTTCTCGGGCTCGGGCGTGGCGGGGACGGCGGGATGCTTGCGCCGCCTGCCCGTAAGGCGGGAGACGTGCTCCTGTTCGCGAACGCCGACGGGGACAACCCGCGCTCGGGCGTGTGGCACTCCTCTGCCGACCTCAACATCTCGGGCGGCGGGTCGACCGGGCCGACAGGCGTTACCGGCCCGGCTGGGCCAACGGGCGCGGGGTCGACAGGCCCGACAGGAATCTCGGGCGCGGGCTTCGAGTGGGTAGGCGGCTGGGATGAAAACCCGCCCTTCGAGGTCAATGACATCATCTCGCACAACGGCTCTACCTATATCTGCGTGCAGGCCAATGACGGAACCGTCGAGCCCGGCACGGACAACAACTTCTGGCAGCTATTCTCCGCGAAGGGCGATGGTGGCCCGGCTGGGCCTACAGGCCCGAGCGGGGCAGACGGTTCTCAGGGCACGACCGGCGCAGCGGGCGCGGTCGAGATGCAGTGGAGCACGGACACGACGGCGACCGATCCTGGCAACGGGCACGTCAAGGTGGACAACTCCGATGCCACGGCGGCGACGGCACTCTACGTCTCTCACTTGAATATCCAGAACGCTGCGATCAACTCGTGGATCGTGGAGTGGGATGATTCCACGAGCCCCCTGCTTGGCATGGTCACGCTGCTCAAGGAGGGCGACCCGATCTACGGCCTAATCGTGAGCATCATCGGGCCGCGCGTCAATCACGGCTCGTGGTCAGAGTTCCCGATCACGCCCGTCCAGCTACTTAGCGCGCCGCTCGCGGACAACGACCCGCTCACGATGGGCTTCGCCCCGACGGGAGACAAGGGTGTGCCCGGACAAACTGGCCCGACTGGCGGCACGGGGGCCACCGGAGCGGACGGATCGCAGGGCGTAGCAGGCCCAACCGGACAAACCGGGCAGACTGGCGTGACGGGTAGCACCGGGCCGACTGGCGCTCAAGGGCCAATAGGTGTCACGGGTCTAACAGGCGTCACGGGAGCCACCGGATCGCAGGGGCCGATTGGTGTTACTGGACTGACAGGCGTGACGGGGGCCACGGGGCCAACAGGTGTGACCGGCCCGACCGGGACAACCGGCCTCACCGGCACGACGGGGCTTACCGGCGTGACTGGGCTTACTGGGGCTAACTCTACCGTTCCTGGCCCGACGGGAATGACCGGGCCTACCGGAGCAACAGGCGCAACGGGCGGGAAGCCTGCCGGGCAGATTTGGCTATCAGCGGGTGGTATGTTCCCCTCGATCACGTCGGGCATCTTGCCCGTGGGCCAGTATGAGACGCCCACCAACCTCGTCAACTTCGCGCTGGCCGACTTCGCCGCCGGGGTCAACTCCTACATGGAGGGCGGGCTGGCGATGCCCTCGGATTGGGACGGCTCTACGATCACGGCAACCTTCTACTGGACGGCGAATGACGCGACTGCCAACTCTGTCGTGTGGGGCTGCCAGGCCCGAGCGTTCGGAGACGGGGATGCGCTTGATGTGGCGTACGGGGCGCAGGTCACGGTTACGGATGCGAACGACTCTGCCGCCTACAATACGCAGGTGTCTGCCGCCACGGCCGCGATCACGGTCGGCGGATCGCCCGCCGCCTCGAAGCTCGTGCAGTTCAAGATCGAGCGGCTCGGGACGAATGGCAGCGATAACCTCGCGGTGGCGGCGCGGCTCATGGGCGCGATGATCGGGTACGGTAGGACGTAAGATGGCGCTCAAGAAATACAACGACATCATCGCCCGCATCGCGTCCGGGTACTGGGCAGCCGAGCCGTTCTACGGCAACCGAGCGGTGGCGGCTGCGAACGTTGACCTGATTCCCTCTACGGGTTGGAACGCCGCCAACAACAGGCCGTGGATTGTCGGCTGGGTACGGACGACACAATCCCTGCCAGCGGGTGTCACGGCGTACATCTTGTCCGAGGTCAGCCTGTCTCTATTTCCAAACCGGCCCGTACTGCTTGCCGAGCTAGTCAACCTCGGCAGCATTGACATCTCGGGCGCGAGCGGCACGTTCACGGACGGGTCAGTGATGCCGACCGAGACGGAGCTAGGTGCATCCGTCGTCAAGTTCGGCCCGGTGCTCGTGGAGGTCACGGCGGCGCTCAACGCCACGCCGGGCAGCCTCACGGTCACGTACACGAACCAAGACGGGACGACCCTGCACTCCTCGGGCGCTCTCGTGCTCGGAGCATCATGTGGCGTCGGGCAGGCCAACTTCCTCACGCTCGCGGCGGGCGACTACGGCGTGCGCGACATCACCGCCGCCGCGCGGTCTGGGGGCACGACCCCCGCCGGGACGCTCAAGTTCTGGGGTGTCATCCCCATCGTACAGACCGGCATCCCAACGGGCGGAGCGGCCGTCTCAGAGAACCTGCTCTTGGACTCTTGCAACCCGCGCCGCATCGGGGCGGGTAAGCTCATCGCGGCGATCCAACTCGGTGCGACCAGCTCGCAGGGAGTCGTCTTCGGGTCGGCATTCCTCGTGGGAGACAACTAGGTGCCCGACATCCTGACCTCTGTGGACGCGATGTTGCAAAGTGGGGCCGACTACGGGCCGTGGGTGCGGGCCTTCAACTTCCCCGGAGTTCCGTCAAGCTCCACGGCGGCACTCGCGACGTGCGGATCGTTGTCGGGATCGAGGTACGGCTCCATTCCCGCTCCCTCGATGGGTGCGGGCGTCAAGGGCATGTACCTATCACAGTGCCGGATGGTTCACCTTTGCGGAGCCGCGTCCGTCTCGCTTGTGTGCGCGCTTGAATACTTGATGGGCACGTTGACCGTTTCTGTCAACTCGTTCGCGGATGGGGTGGTCATGCCCTCGAAGGTCGTGCGCGGCCTGTCCGTGCAGACCGCTTCTCTGATGCCGGTGCTTCACGTCTCGACCACGCTCATCGCCGCCACCCCGATAGTCACGATCACGTACAAGAATCAGAACGGAGTAGGGGGCCGGACGGCCACGCTCACGCTGCCCACGAACGCCGTCAAGGGGTCTGTCTATCAGATCGCTCCTCACCTACAGTCCGGTGACTCTGCCATACAGGATGTGACCGCAGTGTCGATAAACACCGGCACGGGCGGGGTGATTCAGGTGATGGGCCTGTTGCCGCTGGGCCTCGGACTCGCGGACTCCTTCATTCAAGGACAGAACTCACTTGATCCCCTGGCCTCACCGTGGCCGGTGTTCTTGGTCGAGCCTGCCGAGAACATCGCCGTCTATCGCTTGGGGCGTGTGACCTTCAACGAGGGCGTGCTCTTGTCTTGCGTGGGGATCGCGCAGCCCGCATGAGCATCGTCGGCATCGACACCTGGCTACAGAACTTCGCAAAGGGCTACGGCGCGTTGCGACCCTTCACGACACACGCCGGGGTGTTGACCACGGCGGCTGCCGCTGCCTCCGGTTCACTAACGTTGGAACCCCTTTTCAACGCCATCGGGACGGTCGCGCCGGGAACCTTAGTGTCCCTGCCGCAGCCGGGGTCAGCGGACGGCGACATCCTGACCTCGCTCGGGGCGATGATCTACGACCGCAATATCTCGGTCGGCATGTGGCTCGGCTACCTCTACGTCATGGGCACGCTCGACCCGACAGCGACCGGCGACAAGTTCACGCACGACGCGGCGACCTTCCCCGTGCTTCGCACTCAGTTCGGCCAAGTGTCCAAACCCGTGACCCTTCACCCGACGATCTACGTGACGACGGCCGTGACCGGCGCGTCCCCGGCGATCCGTCTTCGCACGAACGCGGGCGCGGCAGGCTATGTCAACCAGGACGGAGCCTCAGTCGTCGGCACGCGGACGTTCACTTTTCCGGCAACGCCGGTCGCTCAGAGCATGTATGAGTTCATGCTTGAGGACGGCTCGCCGGGCGATACGGGCGTCCGTGACATCACGAAAATCCTAGTGGACACTGCCTGCACGGCAGGAGCGATGCAGGTGTTCGGATTTGAGCCGTTGATTCCGTGCGGGTGTATGGGCGCGACGGCCGGGAACATGACGGTGGCCGACACACTCGTTGGGTCGCTGCGAGCGAACTCGCTCAAGCCTGCCGTGGCGACCGCTGGAACCGTGACGGCGTATCTTTGCGTCATGCTCGGCGGCAACCAAGTGGCGACGGCTTCGGGATGGTACGCCGGGGCGGTGGCGAACTAATGGCCGCGCACACGACAGGAGTTTCGGCGCAGGCGAACACCGCTTGCGGGCCGGGGCAGGTGTGGGGGCGCATCCGACTCGCGGAGCCCGACAAGGGCGTCGGCGGGCAGGTGCCGATCAAGGTGCCGCCGATCAAGAGCCCGGCGACGAACTTCCAGAATCCCGGTCAGGTCTAGAGCCGGTAGAGTGTCGCACATGCGAACGATAGATCGAGGGCCATACGACCGGAGCCCTCATGCCCGAGGGTAGTGACGAGCAGGTGGCCGTCAGCCGCGAAGAACACCTAGCCGCGATAGCACGGCTCGATAACGCCGACTCCGAGCTTCGTGCCTCAATCGTTGCCACGGAACGGGCGCTCCGCACGGACTACGAAGACAAGATCGCCGGAGCGGTGCTTGCCGTCAAGGATGACATCATTGGCGTGCGCACGGCGATGTCCGTGGACGTGGGCAATGTTCGCGACGACGTGAAGGACGTGCAAGATCACCTGACCTGGCAGGATCGGCTCGTCGGCGGCGGACTGTTCACGGGCGGCATCACGTTCGCCGTGCTGCTCGTCTTGCAGTTCACGCAGCACATCTTCGGCTAGCTCAACGGGGTAGACTCCCCGCATGGCCCGGCTGTCCCTACGCGAGCGCATCCGGGGGGAGGAGAAGTGGTGGCACGGGATCGGAGAGAAGTTCGCAGACTACGTGGCTGCGCGAGCCGGTCGCGTGTCGGCCATCGTCGTGCATACGGTGTGGTTCGTGGTGTGGTTCGCATCGGGGCTCGACCACTACCCCTTCAACTTCCTGACGCTGACCGTCTCCCTTGAGGCCATCTACCTATCCCTGTTCATCCTCATCTCGCAGCGACGGTCGGCAGAGCGTGACGCTGTGACCATCGCCCGCGACCGCGAATCGCAGCGGATCGCGCTCGAAGCCGTGGTTGCCAACTCGAAGGCGCTGCTCGACATCACGGAGGCCGTTCGGCACGGAATGGCCGAGCAGGACGAGATTCTTGAAGACCTACATGATGCGCTTCCCGTGCCACCCGAGGCGGGCGTCTGCCCGTCGTGTGGGCTGGCCCAGCATGGTAGCGACGTGTTCTGCAGCGGGTGCGGATCACGGGTCGTACCGCCCGAGGACGCCGTGCGCTGGGACGAGGAACGCCGCACTCGCGGTGAGATAGAGTAGACCGCATGGGTAAGGTGCGCGATCATCTCGAAGTGTCTCTCGCGGAGGGTGAGCGTAGGTTCGCGGCGTGTCCCCGGTGGCGATGGCGGCGACGGCGCAAGCTAGCCAACTACGTCGTCTACTGCGAGCAGCTTCTCTCGCGCTATACTGGCAAGTAGTCGGCAGCCGACCCGTGCCCTTAGACAGCCGACGGGGCAGCGCGCAAGCGGGGATGCCGGGTGCTCCACCCGTCTGAGAGCCGGTTGGCTCAGGAGAGGGAGGCTCCGCACGGAGCCGGGTCACGTCGGGAAGGGGGCGTGGCGCTACTCACTTGCAGGGCTCTCGCGTTTGTGCTATCTTAGGTGCATGAAATGCTAGCGACCTACGAAAGCCTCCTGCGTTGCTCGGCCCCTTCCGAGGGGGTATAGCGGCTCGGAGGGACGGCAGGAATATCGGGCGCGAGCCCGAGAAACTCATCCGCCTCCGGGTATTCGTGGAAAACCTCGGGCACTCGGGCGGGGGGCTTTCGGAGGTCGACAGCGTATTAGGGGCGCACGCGCGGCGCACTTCGGCCAGTAGCCCCATCCCCGCGTCAAGCGTGCTGCGCGGCGGGGGAGAAGCCCGGATCGCTCAGAATCGCGCGGTGCTTCCGCAGAAGCCGGGTACAGCAGGGAGCCCCCGGACGGCAAGGGTAACACCGGGCCGGTAAGGGGGCTCTCGAACGTCCGGGGCCGGGGCAAGGGCTTATTCGCAGAGTCGTCTACCCCGGCCCTTCCTTCTCGCGGTAGACTCTCGGGCATGGCTTATGCTCCCGTGGCCCGGATCACGCTCGCACCGTCCCCGCAGACCTCGGGCACGCTGCTCAGCGTCTTCGACGGACAGAGCGGGTCGCACGGATCGACTGCCGACCGCTTCCCCGATACGCCGTTCCCGGCTCTCGTCTGCCGACCGCAGACCATCCCGATCTTCTCTGGCCCGGATCAGAACGCCGAGGAAGTGACCGTGGTCGACATCTCGGGAGACGACCTCACGATCATCCGGGGTGAGTCGCCCCTCGCCATCACGGCGTCGATGCAGATTTCGGCGCTCGCCTCGCTCGACATCGTGAGCCTCGGGCAGCCGATCACCGTCTCGGACGTGTTCGTGGTTGGCAACCCGCCCTACTCGATCACGCTCAACTCTCCGCAGGGCAACATCATCTCCTTCGGCCCGCTGGAAGGCGTGACAGACGGGGGCGCTGGCAAGGTCAGCTTCAAGTTCACGCCGCTGCTCTCCGGTCAGTGGGGCTACCGCTTCTTGGACGCCGATGGACTGCCTCGCGCTGACCGCAAGTTCTTCGTCCGCTTCACCGATATGTACGATCCGACCTAAATGGCGATCTTCGACAACGCCGTCGAGATTCAGTACGTCTTGCAAGGCTGGCAGGGCGACTGGGATGGAACCCTCGCCTACCTCGAAGGCGACCTCGTGCTGTGGAACGGCACCATCTATCAGGCGTCCGAGCCGGTCGACGCCAACGGGCTCGGCCCGGCAGACAACTCCTCGCAGTGGGCCGTCATCTACGACCCGACGGCGCAGCCGCCTACGCTTCTACCTGACTCCGTGGGGCCGTTCGTGGACAACCCCGAGGGCTCGATCCTCGTCGTGTCGGACATCGGATCGTGGGGCAACGCGGCGCTCGATCAGACCTCATGGGCCTTCGAGTGGCAGTCGGGCGACTCGTCAGACCCGGACGATCCTTCATGGGCCGACTCTGATCCCAACACCAACCTCATCGACGGCCCGTTCATGGACGTGGCCGACGGGGCGAGCTTCCACCGCGTCATCGTCATCGTCACCAACGCCTTCGGCACGGTAAGCGCGACGAGCCCGGCGGTCTAGCATGGCCGTCACGTTCCTCGGGCAAGTCTCCGCCATCGTGGACGGAGCGGGCGCGGCCGTCGCCGTCCCGATCACGCAGCGCGTCCCCCGATCCGATCCGACCACGGCCCGTCACATCGTCGTCTGCGTGCAATCGTTCTCGGCTACCGGCACGCCGGACGTGTCTTCGATCACGGACGACGCGGCCATCGACCCCTTCTACGATACGCACTACGGGCCGGGTAACATCTACGCCTACCTGGACGCGAGCACGGGCATCAACTCGGGCGACGGCGACTTCCTCACGCATCGGTGGTATGGGCTCGTGCTCCACCCGCTCGAAGTGGCCGACGTGGTGACGGTGCATCTCACCGGGAGCCCGAGCGCGGTCAAGGTCGTGATCTTCGCAGTCGAGGGCGCGTTCGCGAACACGTCACGGCCGGGGGCGCGAGAGAATCCGACGCTCAACGGGGGGCCGCAGGGCGACCCGGCGGTCTTCTGGAATCGCGAGCCCGCCGACCTCGACATCACGGTGCTTCAACCCTCGCCTACAGGCTGGGGATGGGCCACGCCGAGCCTCCTGCTCTACACCGCCTTCGGGGACAACGAGCCCGGCGTTACGGGATTCGCGTTCGATGACGGCGGGATCGCGGTGGACGCCTCGTGGTTCAAGGCCATACACGAGGGATTCTTCATCACGGGGCACAAGTCCGTCTCGGGCGCGGTGGACGACACGGCGAAGGTGGGCGGCAACTCGACCTCGCTCGCGATGGGAGAAATCGCCGGGCACGCAGTCGCTCTCAAGGCTGGCCCCGGCCCGGCCGCGCCGCCGCAAGAGGAGCGGTTCTACGCAGGGGCGTGCGCCGTGACGATCCAGTCAAACGACTCGACGGCAGTCACCTTCCGAAATAATCAAGGCACCTTCGCGATTTACAAGAAGTTCGTCGCGGCCGGGCTCAGCTACTACGCGCCGGGGGTGATCGGATGGATCAAGGACTTCGAGGGCCACATGATCCTCGATGACGCGGCAGGCTTCGCAGCGCAGCCGAGCGACCTCACCAAGCAGGGCGGCTCAGTCAACGACCCCGCGCATGGCGGCGGCGGTGGCGTGGGCGTTCATATCGGACGACACAACTCCCTGTTCCCGAACTTGGACAAGGTGGTCGATTGGACGTGGGATTTGACGACGCGCTACGGAGTCAACCCCGGCCCGGTTGGCTTCGGGCTCCCGGCTGGCAGCTTCGGCGTGCAGGCAGTCACGATCAACAACGAGCCTTCCGTCTCGGGATCAGGCGCGACGTGCCAGGGCCACTTCTCGATCACGCTCACGCTCGGAGAGAACGGCAACCTCAGCTTCGACGTGACCTACGGCTACACGATCTTCAACGACCGAGTGGAGCAGAGCATCGTCGTCTCGGGCAAGCCCGGCTCGGCTGGGCTGTTCGTCAAGGAACCGAAGGCGGTCGTCACGGCGCTGACCGGCTTCAAGGGCATGGACTTGCTCGATGCCGCTGGTAAGGCACTCGTCAAGGTCAACCTCGCCTCGATCCCCGATCCCCGGTGCGGCACGCGGCAGTTCGCCAACCCCGCTCGCGCGGGCGTGCGATTCAACGGCGGGCCGGGCCGCGACATTCAGATCATGTGCGACAATGGCTTCGAGTCGTGGGCGACGGCAGCGGACAGTCGCGCCAAGATCATCGGACTGCCGTGCGGCGGCTACTGCCTCGATCCCGGCACGGCCAAGCTCCGGCGGCGCTGGGAGCTTCCCCACTTCAACGCGAACCCCGAGGCCAACAGGATCGGATGCTGGCAGCCGTTCACCGTCGACCCCGCCTCGAACCACGTCAAGATCAGAACAAAGTTTGACTGGGGGCTCACGGTCAATCAGCGGCTCCACTTCCGCCGAGCGTCGGGCGGGCGGGCGCTCCCGGCTCCGCTCAAGCCGTACACGGACTACTACATCGTCTCGGTCGACCCGGCGGATGACTCGCGTGTGCAGGTCAGCACGACGAAGGGCGGCGGTGTTCTCGACATCACGGGTGCGGGCGGCGGCATCTTCGCTCGCGGCTACGAAGACGACCTCGCCGCGACTGTCGGCATCTTCTTCCACTCGTGGGAGGGCGGCAACGGCTACCCGGACTGCCTCTGCGCGAGCAGGGCGCACGGCCCTACCGACGCCCATTCGATGAAGCTCACGTACACGCTGCCCCTCGGAACGTCGAGCCCACCGCCACCGCCTCCCCCGCCACCGCCTCCGCCTCCCCCGCCGCCGACCGGCGGGACACTGAGCCGGTGGACGCTAGACGAGGCACCGTGGAGGCACAAGCACGTCTACATCTCAGAGGAGATTCATACCGGGATGTTCTCGCCGCAGAGCCTCGTGGCGAAGTGTGTCCAAAACAACGTCAAGGGCATATTCTTCGAGATTGGTGACGTGGGGGAAGACCCTGATTGGCTAGCGCACGCGCTGGCGCTCAAAACATTCTGCCATCAGAGCGGGCTCAAGCTCGTGGTGTGGAACATGATTTCGCAGATTCCTGGCACCGTGCAGGCAGTCATCAAGATGATTCAGCAGATCGGCCCGGACGCCTACGTCGCAGACGTGGAGACGCACGACGAATACACGTTCGCCGCCGCAATCGACGCGGCGTTCCCGAACCTGCCTCGTGCGATCACCGCGACGGGCGGCGGACTCGACACGCAGTTCTACGTCGACCCGTGGGGGCCAAACTGGGATGTCCAGGTGCAGGACTACATCACGCCGAACACGGGCGGCGCGACTGGGAGACAGTGCCCTGCGGCAGCCGAGAACTTCTGCTACTGGCGCTCGCCCGCGACAGGGCACCCGAACGGAATCCGGCTACAGAAACTCGCTAATGGCTCCAAGATGTACCACGTCCCGTTGCTCGAAGTGAACGCCGATGGCACTCCTGGCCTTGCTCCGCAGATTCCGCTCGTGGCTCCGTGGGGAGAAGCAATCGGCGTCTACAAACCGGACGCGATGACAGGCGGCGACTGGACGGCGCTCGCTGGCGCTTAGAGGTAGACTACTCGCATGACTCTGGCTTTCAACTGGCAGTCCCTCGGGGCGTGGGTCAACGACTGGGAGAACGTCAAGGGCTGGCAACTCGACAAGTTCGCCGCCGTCGGCGGCAAGTGGATCACCGTCTCCCTGATCGAGCTTTCGGGCGGGGCCGGGACGGACAACCCCGAGATGCAGTGGAACCGCGCCAACATCGAGTCGATCAAGTCAGCGTGCGCTCAGCGCGGCATCGTTGTCTCCGGGTGGTACGTCGGCTGGGGAGGGGACGCCGCCACGAACGCTGCCGAGGTCGCAGCCTTCCATAAGACCCACGCGCTCGGCCCGATCATCCTAGACCTAGAAGGCCCGTACCAACTCAACTTGAAGGTGGCCGACCTGACTCTCGCCATCCGGCAGCAGTTCCCGGTCGGCACGAAGCCGGTGGGCGTGACGACCAACTCGCTCAACGACTCGCAGGTCTACAACGGCCGCGTCGGCAGCGTGACGGCCCCGAGCGACAAGAGTTTCTACGACCTCAAGATCAGGGTGATTCCGCAGTGGTACAACTCGCCAGCGTACGGCGGGTGTTGGACTGACCCGGTGTGCAACATGAAGACGCTCTACGGGCCGGGTGGCACGGGCGCGAGCGACAACCTCTCCGACCCGGACGCGCCGGGCGGTCGCGCGGTGCAACCGGGCTGGGTCAAGCCGGTGCTCGAAGTCACGGCGCTCGAAAGCTCGACGCTCGCCCCGGAGCTTTCCTCGTGCGTGGCGGCGCAGGTGTACGGGCTCGGCAAGGGCGTTTCGATCTACCTGCTTGAGAACGTGCCCGACGGCGACCCGCACGGAGACTTTCAGAGCCTCGCCGCCTATCGCGGCCACCTGTTCCTGTAGACTACCTGCGTGGCTAACGAGCCAAAGGAGTTCATGCGGTACGCGGCCCTCGGGCCGGAGTTTCAGCGTGCATGGGCGCGGCTCGACAAGGAGATGAAGGTGCCGCCGTCGTGTGAGGTCTTCCTCCACGGCTACACGAAGGCGAAGGAGCACCGCTACCTCACCCCCGAGGCATACGCCGCGCACGCGATCCAAGAGGTCAGGCATCCGGTGAAGGGCAAGCCGTCCATCACGACGGACGAGCCGAACTTCTAGCGAGGCGATAGACTACCCCGCATGGCTCGCACCGTCATCCCTGTCTCCGAAATCTCTCGCGCGGGCATCGCCCCGCCTGCGCAGCAGACTGCCGATCAACCGAACGGCAACTACATCGCCTCGAACGACGGCACGATCTTCGTGGAAATCGAGAACACGGATGCGTCCCCTAAGAGCGTCGGCTTCGTGATCTTCGGGTCGCAGGTCGATGGCGTGACGATTCCCGACAAGGTTGTCACCGTGCCAGCGGGCGCGATCCGGTGGGCTGGGCCGTTCCCGGTGCGCTACTACGGGCAGGTCGATGCGTCTCTCTGGATCAACCCGGACGCTGCGACCTCGCTAAAGTTCCGCGCCTACAAGCTCCCCGTCAGCTAGACTTCTTCTCGCGCGGTAGGCCACCGCGCCGCTGCTAGGGAAGCTCGCCTGCCCTAATCGAGCGATTCCTGCGGGGGGCACGCGGTGGGCTCGCGTGCTCCCCCGCCCTTACTGCTATAGTGTACGGCAGGAAAGGAGGCAACATATGGCGAAGAAGCAGAGCATCACGGATCAGGTTCTCAAGGCGCTCGGCACCGCGAAGACGAAGGATGCCGTCGCGGACAAGCTGGGCGTGAGCTTCGGCTACGTCTCGCGCACGATCAACGACCTCGTGGCGTCGGGCCAGGTCGCGCAGACGAAGGTCAAGTCGACCTACGGGATCGGCAGGCCCGCCGCGTACTTCAAGCGCGTCTAGGGGGCTTCCCGTGAAGCGGGGAGAGCGGAGGGCCGGGCAACCGGCCCTTCGCGGTGGTAGACTCCGTGCAAGCGGAATACTCCGCAACAAAGGAGGAAACGGCATGGCAGTCACCAAGACGGGAGAGCGCAAGGTCGTCCTGTTCAAGTTCCAGGCAGAGGGCTCGCATGTGAGCATCTCCGCCGCGAAGATCAACGCCGACGGATCACACGGCGATGTCTTCGAGAAGAAGGAGACGCCCAACCACGTAGACGCCGAGGGGTTCGGCCACGGTAACGTGTCCTACCCCGCAGGCTACTCGGGGTCGTCCTTCATCGTCGTGCAGGGCTCGCATCCGGGCTCGGCTCCCGACGAGGGCACCATCTCCGCCTAGCAGACCGACGCGGCAGGCGGGCACAATCGGCCCGCCTGCCATTTCCATGCGCCACTGGCTTGCCCATCCCCACGTCCACGTCACGTACAAGCTTGTGCGTGGTGTGATCGAGGGCATCGCCATCGCGGCCAACTTCGTCGGTCTACTTCGCATCTTCGGGATTCTGTGATCGACTTCCTCACCCTCGACTCGTGGGTCACGTCGGATCAGCACTGGGGGCACGACAACATCATCCGATTCCAGGGTAGGCCGCAGAGTCACGAGGCGCTCATGCGGCGGCAGTGGGAGAGCCGCGTGCAACCGGACGACGTGGTGCTCCACTTGGGCGACCTCGTGTGCTTCGAGTACCGGCAGGAGTACCGCGACAAGAACTACTGGGCCGAGTATGTCGCAGAGCTTCCCGGCCAGAAGTTCATCATCCTCGGCAACCACGATGACCATTCCCCGGCGTGGTACGGGGCCGCAGGCTTCACCGTGCTCGGGCGCGGCAATACGCCGTTCTTCTGGCACCGGCCCGACAACGGGGCGCTCGTGGCCTTCTCGCACGAGCCTGTCGAGGACTGCGGCGGGTGGAGCATGAACGTCCACGGACACACTCATGGCAACACGCACCGCCCGCTCCCGAGCGACCGCGCCTACCGCAACGTCCAGCGCCGCAACGTCTGCGTCGAGGTCACGAACTACGCACCTGTTCGGGTGCGCAGCGTGCTAGACTCTCCCGCGTGAAGCTCAAGCGGGTCATCAAGAACGGCACGACCGGCTCCGACGCGCGGGCCTGTAAGCGGGCGCTCGCTCGCGCGGGCTACGGGCCGGGGAAGCTCGGCGGAATCACGCCGGTCTTCGGGCCGTTCTCGGTCGTGTGGCTCAACCACTGGAAGAAGACCGTGGGCCTGCCGCAGAACGGGAAGATCGGGCAGCAGGCGCTCGACAAGCTCGCGCCGTGGTTTGATGCACTCGCGCTCAAGTGGTACGCCGACTTCACGATCCCGGCCAAGCAGGTCAACCCGTTCGCGCACGCGCGAGGGCTCGTCCCCGAGCGCACGGACGACGGCGTGGACTACGGCGGCGACCGGCTCACGCGGATCGACGCGCTCGGGCGCAGCCGGATCATCAAGGCCGTCACAGACTCGACCTGGCCCGGCCCGTACGGGTCGGCGTCCGGTTTCAACGGCACGGGTGGCTTGATCCACGGCGTCTTCCTCGACGGGCCGAACGTAGACGAGGAGTGGTATCTCGCGGAGTTCATGTACGTGGACGTGAAGGCAGAGTGGGTCGTGCAGGCTGGGCAGCAGATCGCCCGCTTCTACCACGATGCACGCTCGGGCGTCGGGATCGAGTACGGGTTCGGCGTCGGCGGCTCCTCGCAGGTGGCGACCGAGGCAGGTAACGCATGGGCGCGACTTCTTCTCAAGACCGGCGCTCCGGTTCGGGACAATCCGGGGCCGGGCTCGTCTCTCTCGCCATTTGGTAAGATAGTCCGATGATCGTCGCCGCTGACTACGTGCTGTTCGGCCTCGGCCTCGCGTGGGCGCTCATCGTCTTCGGCTGCATCGCTTGGATCGTGGGAGGGTTCACTGTCGAGTGGTGGAAAGGGAGGAAAGCGTGAGCTTCATCGTCATCGGCCACTTCTGCCCGACGGACGCAAGCCCCGAGGACTACCCGGATATGGGCACGCTCGGCGGCGACCTCATCGCCTTCGGCCCGTTCGAGACGAAGAAGGAGGCCGAGGACTTCGCCCGCGAGGACTTCTGGCTTCCTGACGCCACGGTGGTTGAGCCGGTTGCCTGACCGGCTCGGGTTCGCACTCCTACTCGCGGATCGCTCGGGGCTCGACCCCGAGGTCACGCTCGGTTGGACGTACTTCGAGACGAGTGACGCGACCGAGCCGAACCATCCGTACAACTGGATCAACTGGAAGGATGCCCCTGACCTCGTGGGGCCGTTCGTGTCGCACTGGCCCGCGAGCGACGGCGGCACGATCCCCGGCTACGCCAACCTGCACGACGCGGTAGACGACTGCGAGCGCCGCCTCGCGCTACCCAAGTACGATGCGATCCGCGCGAGCGCCGGTAAGGGCGCTGCCTTCCGGCAGCCGCAGCTTGACGCAATCATCGCCTCGAAGTGGGGCACAAAGAACTTGCAGTGGATCGCCTACCACGTCGACTCACATCTCATGTGGACGTGGATCAGTTGGAGACTGGGGCGCGACTGGGCGCGAGAGTTCGGCCCGCGCAGCGTGGCGCACCGTCCGTACGTGTTCCCTACTGGGAGCAACATCCCCGCCTCGTGGTGGGATGAGCTAGCCAAGTTCCACTAACAAGGAGGGCACCATGAACGATGACATCGCCGGGCAGACGCCCGAGGAGGACGAGCTTCTCAAGGCAGCCGAGGAGCTTGGGATCGACCTGAGCCCGAAGGACGGCAACCTCGACGGCAACGGAGACGACCTCGGGCCGACGGGGGCTGCCGGGCCAGCAGGATCATTCGGCGCACCGGGGCCGAGCGGCAACATCGGCGCACCGGGTACTCCGGGGCCGACAGGGCCGACGAGCGCAGCCGACAATCTCGGAGCGCATCTCCTCGGTCGCGTGCCGTCCACGCCGGATGCTCGTGACTTCAAGATCGAGATGCTCCTGTCGACCGACCCGGCCGACGTGATCCTCTCCAAGCTGCTTGCGTCGAAGTCCGTGGCGCAGGCGACGAAGGACTGGGCGGCGTTCTGGACTCCTGCCCTCAAGACCATCGGGGGCAAGCCGATTCCGCCGCCGACGCCCTCGGGGAGCAAGCTGTGGGCCGACGCCGAGGTCGTGCTCGATCAGGGGCAGACCCCGCACTGCGGCGGCTTCGGGGGCTGCCAGTTCGGGAACACCGATCCGGTGGACGACAAGTACGGCAACCCGGACGGCGAGAAGCTCTACTACGAAGCGAAGGTCATCGACGGCGAGCCCAATCAGGAGAACGGCACGTCCGTTCGCTCGGTCGTGCAGGCGCTCGTCAACCGAGGCCGAGTCGGAACGTACGCCTTCTCGACCAACATCGAGACGCTCAAGAAGTTCGTTCTTACGAACGGCCCGATCATGGTCGGCTCGGATTGGCTCGACGGCATGTTCACTCCCGACGCCAACGGGTACGTTGTGCCGACCGGCAACGTCGCGGGTGGGCACTTCTACTTGCTCCGGGGATTCCTCCCCGCGATCCCGAGCCCGCAGGGCGTGCCCTTCGTCGTGAAGGAGGACACGTTCGCCTTCCTCAACTCGTGGGGGCCGAACTGGGCCGCGAGCGGCTACTTCTACATGACCGTCAAGGACTTCGCCTCGGTCTTCGCCAACGGCGGCGAAGCGTGCGCGGCGGTCGAGCTTCCGTAGCCTCAACTGACAACACGCAAGGCAAATGAAAGAGCCCCGCCGCAGCGGGGCTCTTTCTGTTGCCTCTGAGTGTTCGGTACTGTCCCTTGTTGACTCTAGGCCGGAATACCTCCTTTGTCTCGGGGTCACAAGTGGAGACGGGCGGACTCGAACCGCCGTCCGGCGCAGTCCCGCGTGCGGGCTTTCTGGCCGTCGATACCTGTCTCGTCCCCGTGGGTAGTCTAGCGCGGGCTAGCCGTCCGAGCCGCCGGGACTCCAACCCGGCGCAGACACGCACCTGCCCGCAAGCACGCGCTGCTCTGTCCGTTGACCCGGACGACCAATCCTCCCGCGCGACCGGCCCGACGAGGCGAGAGCGGCCATCGGCCGTATGCAGCCCCGCTACTGAGCGGGCGTTCGGTCACGCGGAAACTCCCGAGCGACCGGCCCGTGAGCACTGCCCTTGTGCGGGCTCGCTACTGTGGGCGCTCGGTCGCACGGAAAACGTGGGTCGCGTCGAGGGGAGGGACGGAGCCTTGAGCGGCTCCGGCAGCCGTTAGTCTGCGAAGGGGGCGCGGCGTGTACCTCAACGATCCGGGCATAGCCCAGGCAGTCGTTGGCCCAACCCTCCTAGAACACGCCAAGTTCGTCTTCTCGGCGCGACCGTGCTCAAGATGTATCCCCCGGTGGGGCGCTTGGTCGACTGCGATCAGGCGTCTTACGTCGAGCCTACCGGGGGACGGGGCGCGGCGCTCACCCCGGCTCGCGGCGACCAACCGCAAGGAGTACCCGAGGGAGCGCCGAACTCACCCGCCTCACGGCCACAACCTCTTACGGAGGGGCCGCGTCTACGGCGGGCGAAGAAGAACAGGAGCCCGTAACACTCAGAGAGGGATACGTGATGGCGGAACCGACTCGGTTGCGGAACGTCTGACGACGCACGCAAGCGGCCAGCACGCCCTTCGGCATGGCCCTTCATGTAGTGCGCAGGGTGGCGGCGAGCTTTCTCCGGCGTCCCGGTTCGTGACGCTCGCAGGCAGCCTGCTTGGGCTCCTGATTCGGGGACGGCGGAGGGGGCGGCATCGTTCCAACGGCTTGCCCTCTCTTACCTCACGACTAGACCGTCCATACAGCCGGGCGTTGAGCTTTCTTCCCCGGCCTAAACTTGGTGGAAGCTCGGCTTGAAGCAGAGCACGTACTCTAAGAAGCACCGCGACCGAAGTCCGGTTTGTGAGCAGCCGAAGCCGAAGCCCCTTTGCCTGAGTTGCGTGCCCGGCAAGAACGCAGGGGATCGAACCCGCCGAGCGGACGGTTTCTGCCCCGCCACCCTGTAGCCCGAAAGTCTCTGCTTCAAGCCGAGATTTTTCGAGACGCTCGATGAAGCGGACGGTCGCGCCGTCGCCGTCGCCTACCCTCCCCGGATCGTTGCAACTCCCCGGATACTCTCGGCTCAAGCTCGGACGTGTTACCGCTTCACTCGCCTTACCGTTCACTCTCCACGCACCTTCATTCAGGGATCGATCGGTTGTCCGCGCGAGCTTCGCGCTCGTTCTCCGAGTCGTGGTCGTTAGCCGTCAGGGTGGTTTCGCAGAGCTACTTGCGACGGTGCCTCACGAGCGGACGGCACCGTGGCAAAAATCACGGGACATCAAGCGCACCCTGACTGGGAGCCAGAGCACGAATACCGGCGGGGCCGAGAAGCACCGTCCGCTTGCGAAGGGCGACAAGCCAAACCCGCACACGTCACGCGACGACGGCGCTCGAATGGGAAGTCTCCAATCTCCCCCACGAAGAACCAAGCCGCCGCGCGGCCCGCGCAAGCGCGAGCACCGTCGGAACGGTCGCTCTCTCCGAGAGAGAGGGAAGAACCGCCCGGAACCCGAGTGTCCGACGCCTGGCGGTGGCGGCGAGGGGAGGGGAGAGGGAGAGAGGCCCGACTCGACAACCCCTTGCTTGCACTCTTAGTATCGACTATTTGACCCCGCTTCGCGTCCCCCTTTCGAGGGGTTCTATGTAAAGTCGAAACGGCCCCTTTCAGGGCCGTTCCTGGCCTGGCGGAGACACCCCTACGCCTGGCGTCTTGGAGCGATCCGGCCGAGTGCGAACCCCGCGCCGATGAGCGCGAAGGCCGCGAGCACAATCCAGCCGAGCCCCAGCCCGGTGAATGGAAGCGTCCCGACGATGGCAGCCGGGCCGAGCGTGTTCGCGTGATACATCACCAATCCTCCCCTCGTCTAAGTAGAGCCCCGGCGTAGGCGTACGCCTGGACGACCTGCAAGAATGAATCGTACAGGAACTCGGGCACGAGAGCGGCCCCCACGAGCATCATCCTCCACCCGCGCTCGCGCACGGTCACAGCCCGCTCGACCATGAAGATGCCTGAGACTCCGATCCAGAGAGGGTGCAGGTGCATCCCGACGATGGCCCCGTACACGAGCGAGGCGAAGTAGCCGACGGTCACGAGGATGCCTGCGAGCGCGAGCGCCTGTCGTCCCCAGTACGGTGCGGTTAGCCGGTTGAGTCCGTACTGACGAAGGTTCTCGAACGCGCCGCGCTTCCATCGGAGCCGCTGCCGGGCGAGGTCGCGCCACGTCGGCATGACCTCGGTCGTCAGGACGCAGCCCTTCGGGCTCAAGACGTGGTGGCCGAGCGTGCGCAGGGCGAAGGTCATCTCGTTGTCCTCGGTCAAGACCGTCGTGTCGTAGACGAGCCCGCGAGCGCCCGGCAGCCGCGTCCCGCGCTCGTGTGCGACCTCCTGCAAGGCCGAGACGCAGAAAGCGGTCGCGGTGCCCGTGAGCACGAGGCAGCGGCCCTTGAGCCGCGCCACGTCGCGGGCGTAGCGGGCGTACTCGTTGCGCTGGCACATGCCGAGGAATCCCGCGCCGGGCTGCCCTCGGAAGTTGCCTCCGACGGCGGAGTACCCGTGGCCGAGGTAGTCGAGCGCCGTCTTCACGAAGCTCGGCGCGAGGATCGAATCGGCATCGACCACGAGCACGACATCGAATGGCTCTAGCTGCCCGAGGCCCACGTCGAGCGCCTGATTCAGTGCGCCAGCCTTCTTGTCCCGATTGCCGACCGTGCGGATGAGGCCCACGTCGCCACGAGATAGCACGATCTGTTCTGTCTCGTCCGTGCAGTTGTCCGAGACAACGAATGTCTCATCCGGCGGGCGTGCCTGAGCCGCGAGGGCGTCGAGGCACGCGCCGATCCCGGCTTCTTCGTTGTGCGCCGGGATGAGGGCGACGACCCTCAACCGTTGTCCACGAGAATCTGCATGAGCGCGGGCACCGCTTCGAGGGCGCACGGCTTGCAGTAGGGCAGCGCCGACTTGGGCGCAGTGCGCTCGTCGTAGTAGATGAACGTGCTCATCCTCTCCCGGCTCGGGCGCTGGGTCTTGAGTGCGCAGCGGGCCGGGTTCGTGCAACCTTCCGTAGTGCAGTTCATGCCTTCTTCCTCCCCTTCTTGGCGACCCGCAGGTCAGGGTCGTACTTGGCTAGCTCCTCGCCCTTCTCGGGTGTGAGCATCCGCGCGTACGTTTCCGAGTGGAAGGCCGGATGGTAGAACACGTCGTATCCCGCCTCGGGCTTCGTGATGATCGCGTCGACCTCAACCTTCGAGACGACGTGCGTCACGCGGACGACGGCCTGCTCGGGCTCCTCGACCGATGGCTCGAAGTCGAGCGTGATGACGTAGCCGTCGCCGCAGGTGCGCTCATCGAAGGCCATGCTCCCCAGTGTAGTCGCCGGGGCGCTCATCGTCCAGCCGCCGTGCAGTAGCCCGCCTCGATCAGTGCTTCGGCAGCGCGGCCGTAGGAGCCCTGCAAGCTCCACGCGGCCCCCGTGTCGATGAGATTCTGAAACAACTCGACGGTGCCATCCTCGTCAAGCTCGCCGTTTTCGTAGGCGATGATCTTGTCCACGTCGATTCTCATGCTCGACCCTCCCTCACGAGTTTGACTGCGTACTGTTCCCGCGCCCTCGCCGACGCGATCCTTGCCATCGAGGAGGCCCGCTCGCGGACGCTGGCCGGGAACGCGGCCACGGTGCCGTGCTTCGCGCAGTGGGCGTCGTAGACGTTGTGCGCGGCCCGCTCACCGGCCCGCTGGCCGGACGTGATCGCCTTGCCGCTCAACTCGCGCAGAAGCCGGTAGGCCCGAGCCGAGATTGGCGCATCCGCCGCACGAGCCTCAGCGATCAGGCGGTCGCGCTCCGCGCAGAGCCGGTCGTATGTTGGCGTCTCGCTCATCTAAATCCTCCCCTTCAAGGATCGGATGCCCGCCAGTTCGTGCTCTAGATCAGCGAGAGTCTCGTCGGACATCACTTCTCTGTACCGACCCTTCTCGCCCATCACTTCGACCCGGACGGCCCCTTCGTACTCGCCGCCGCAGAGATAGTGGTCGAGCTTGAGGTACTCCTCGCCTCCCAGCTTCATCGTGCCCAGCACGCCAACCCGAGCGAAGCCGTTGGGATGCGTCACGCGGACGCGGCTACCGACGTGCGGCTTCATCGCCGCGATCACTTCGTAGTAGTTCATCGTGCCTCCCTCATCATGGCGAACATGCCTCGGACGTTCGCGTCCTTGAAGACGTGCTTGGGGAAGCACTCGCCCAGCATATCCGCGTAGACGCCGTTCACCGTGTCGCTCGTGGCGTCGTAGCCCTTGCCCATCTTGTGAGTCGTCACGTCGTAGAGGTCGAGCCCGGCGTCGTAGTGGACATCGACGTTCGTCCGACCGAAGTTGAATCGCACGGTCGCGTCGTCAACCAGGAAGACCTTGCCCTTCTTGACGAAGACCTGCTCACAGACCTGAGCAACTATCGTCTTGGTCACGTCGTTCATGGTGTCTCCTTTCGTGGTCACGTACTAAGTATCGGGCCACGGCCCGGCTACGTCCATCCCTCAAAAGGGGGAACTGGACAGACCCGCTCGGGCACGCTAGAGTGGGCTCATGGTCGAGCGCATCTACGCCGAGTTCCTCGAAGGCTACGCCTGGCCCCACACGGGCTGCCGCCCGCCGCTGTTCGTGGGCGAGCGCATCAAGCGCGGGCTCATATGGGCGGCGTACACGCTGCGCGAAGAACTGTCTGACCTACTCCACCCGGACGGCCCCCGGTGAGGCAGCGGTGGCGAGCCCGGCAGGAGCGACGGCGCATCGAGCGCGAGTGCCGCGATCACCTGCGCCGCGTGATCGCGATGCTCGAAGCCACCTTCGCGCCCGCGAGCGACCCGCGCGGATGAGCGGCCCCTGGACGACGGATGACCTGCCGACCGTATCCGTCCATCAAGTCAAGAAGTTCAAGGTCATCCCCGGCCCGCCCCACGGCCCCGTGCCGGTGGCAGGCAAGCCGAAGCGAAAGCGGGCGAAGCGCAAATGACCGATGCGTTCTTCAAGCCCGAGAGCGGGGCGAATGACGAGGAAGTCTCCGCGCGGCTGTCCGAGTGGGATGGTACGCCGCGCGTTCTCATGGACGAGGAGAGCTACATCTACCTCGCGAGCTTCGTGCCGCACTTCACCGGGCTCATCGCCGGGCCGCACACGTTCGGCTCGCCGCCCGAGGCGCGAGCGGCGGTCGCGTGCCGCGTGATCCTGACGCCGGATCGGCGTATGGCCGAGATGGTCTTGTGGAAGCAAGCACGGCGTCTCTGCGATGAGGCGAAGTACCCGTGGGATGAGGACGACTGGGAGATTGCGTACCTCCAACCCGTCAACTGCTGCTAGGATTCCAACTACCCCCGGCGCTGGAAGTGCGCCACGGCAACATCGCCAAGCGACTCCGCGCCGGGGGCTTTCAACAAGGAGGAGAGCATGACGATCACCCCGAAGTGCGATACCCCCGGCTGCATCAAGCCGAGCGTCCACGTCTACGTGACCGAGAAGATTCTCGGGCTCATCCGGCGGGCGAAGCGGCTCTGCGCCGGGTGCGACACGGCGATGCACGACCGGATCAACAAGCGCCGGTCTTGACAATCGCCCGGCGCAACTGTATCGTGAGTCGGATGCACGCCGACGACGATCAAGACTTCCTCATCGAGCAGGAGGAGCGCGAGGAGGAGGCCCGCCTAGTGGTAGCGGACATCGCCCGTGTCCAGCGGGCCGACGCCGCCTTCAATCTCCTGCGGCGCGACCGGGACAACCACGATCCCTACCTCCTACTCGCGGCAGTCGTGTGGCCGGAGACGACCGAGCTTCGGGGGATGGTGTAAGTCGTGGGCTCGAACGCGCCGAACGTGTGCGCCGAGTGCGAGGCGCAGGTCGCGCAGGCCGAGGCGAACGAGTTGCTCTGCCCCGCCAAGCCCGCACGCTAATCCCTCCTTCGAGGGATGGCGTGCGGGCCGTCCATAGGCGATACTCAGTACGTGACCTTCACCGCCAAGACCATCACGACCACTGTGCTGCCGACCTTCCACGGTCACGGCGCGGGGATCGAGTACGAAGTCCATCTCTACGTCGGGCTTGAGCGGCGGCTGTTCGTGACTCGGAGGACGCACGTCGAGGCAACCTACACGGAGACGCACTATCGCAAGCTGTATCACCGGCTGGGCGAGGGCGTCGACCGGGAGGAGGAGCGATGAGAGCGAAAGACGTACAGGTCGGCGCGGTCTACACCGCGAAAGTGTCCGGCGTGCTGACGACCGTGCGGATCAAGAACGAGCGGTACGGTGGCTCGGGCTGGGTCGGCGTCAACGAGAAGACGGGGCGCGAGGTTCGGATCAGGACGGCGGCGCGGCTCCGGTCGCTCGTGCTGTCCGCCAAGCACTCGGGTTTCCGCATGATCGACACGGACTACGAGGAGGCCCGCGAGCGCGAGTTCGCTTCGAGCCTCATGGTCGCTCCGGGCGTGCCGAGCTTCATCGACGGCGAGACGGCGCAGGAGCGCGAGGATCGACTCATCGCCGCCGCTCCGTCGAGGCCGCTCGTCGCCAAGTGGTGCGACTGCGGAAGCGACACGGGATTCCGCTGCTACCCCGGCGATGGTGAGTGCGAGTGCGGGATGCACAAGCATCACGTCCACGGCACTTGCGGCCACGTCACGCAGGTCGGATGACGGTCAAGGAAACACACGCGGCCTACCGCGAGGCCCGCGCCGAGTTCGAGCGGCTCTCCGCGCTCGCGGAAGCCGCCTTCGTTCGGTGGTTCGTCAAGTGCCGCGAGGGCGAGCCCACGAACGGCGCGGCTGCCGCCCGGCTCGGGAACCTCGCCAACTACGCGAGCGCCGACCTGGCCGGAGCCGAGCTTGCCGTCTACCGGGCCTACGACGATGCTGGATTCTTCGAGCAGCCTGACTTCGATGCCATCTACGCGAGAGGGGACGGAGGATGATCTACCACGGCAAGGAACGGAATAGCTTGGCCGACCTACCGGCGGTCGTGAAGCGCACGGTCAAGACTCTCAAGGCCGCGCTGCTCACGGAGGACTTCGACTGCATCGGCGTCTCAGGGATGTCCGGCGTCGTTGTCGGCGTGCCGGTCGCGCTCGCGCTCAAGGTGCCCTGCGTGATCGTGCGCAAGCAGTCCGATATGGACGACAGTCACGCGACCTACTCCATTCTCAACCGGGACAACATCGGGAAGCGCATCCTGTTCCTCGATGATTTCGTCGGGTGCGGAGGGACGCGGGCTCGGGTGGTCGAGAAGGTGCAGGGCGTCTCCGGCGTGCGGGTGGTTGCGGAGTACCTCTACAAAGACGAGGAATACAACCCGGCTCCGCGAGGAGGATTCTCTCCGACAGGCGGCTGGGATGGCTGAGTGGGCCGAGCTTCGGCGCATCGGGCTCGTGGTCGGAATCGACATCGACACGCAGGCCGGAATGGACACCGTGATCGGCATGACCCTCGAACGAGGGATTGACTTATTGGACGAGGATGCCGATAATGAGAGTGTGGAAACTACGAAGGGAGCATCATGGCAAGCCTCGCACCCGTGCGAGTGACAGACGAGGAGCGCAAGCACGGCACTCGGAACGAGGTCGTGCGCCTGCTCAATCAGGTCGAGTCCCTGCTCACCGGCTGGGTACTCAAGGAAGATCGCGACGAGGTAGCTCGCCTGACCGGCCCGCTCTATGAGATGGCCGACCCGACCCCGGACGGTCAGTGATGGCGAGCAAGGCCGTCCATCTCGGGATCAACCGGGGCTACGCGGCCCGGTACTACCCGAAGCGTGTGAAGGGCCAGGGCATCTACGCCGACCAACTGCCGGGGATGCCGCGCGGTGTCCACGCGGCTCGCGGCCCCGGTGACGTGCCGTGCCGGTGCGGGCGGTGCTCGTCCCGATGAGCACGGAGACTCCCGACACGGTGGAGCAGTGGGCTCCTCAGTTCGCCTTCTTCGCCGGGACGACCAACGCCAAGTTCACGGACGCGCAGATTCTCGCGATGGCCGTGAGCCCCGGCGGCGATTGGTGCAATCTCTGTAATGCGCCCGTGCCCGAGGGCGAACTTGCCGAGCGGCACGTCAAGCAGCACGGACGCGAGCTTCGCGAGTGGCGCAAGCGCCGTCGGCGCGAGGCAGAGAAGCGCAGCATCTCAGGGCTCAAGGCGGCTCGGGCAGAGAAGAAGCTCGCAGCCGAAACGATCAACGAACCGACAGAGGAGGACGAATGAAGATCGGAGAGGTTGACATCGGAAAGGAGTATGGGGCTCTCGACAACCCGAAGCGGTCACACTGGCATCCGAGCAGGTTCGGGTCGATGCCGAGGTCGCACTCACCGAGCGGGTCAAGGCGCTCGTCGGGCGCAAGCCCGAGTACGGCACCTGGATCGTGAAAGTCCGCACCGGGGGCTCCACGGAGTTGCAGATTCACGACGGCACGCTCGACAAGCTCCTCGCGCTGGCCGAGGCAGGAAAGAAGTGAGAGGCCGAGGCCGCACCCGCTCGCGCAGCTTGAAGACGGGCTACGTGGACGTGGTGGACGTGGGGAGCGGGGGTCAGGGCATCCCGATCCCCCGCTACGACATCATGCGCCGCGACGGGCGAGGTCGTATGTTCGTCGCGGCGGTCTACTCGAAGGCACGCGAGGCGCTCGCGGTCGTCCGCGAGGACGACATCATCGTCTCGACGGTAGTGGACGAGCAGGGACGGAAGACCGTCCGGCAGTGCTGGCCGCAGCCGTTCACTGGCGAGCGTCAGCAAACTGCACTACGATTGGAGGAGACATGATTCTGGAACGAGAGCAGGGGGACGCAACATTCAAGATCACGCTTGAGGTCGGAGACGTGCTCGACGTGGCCGTGCCTGGCCCGGCCGGAGGCATCCCGAGTGCGATCAATCTCTACACGCACACTGCCGAAGGCCACTCCTTTGCGATTCACGATTCTGACAACGGGTGCGTGCGGTTCTCGGTGCTCGTGGACTTCGAGGAGACAGCGGACGCCAAGATATTCACCCGAGCGGTTCGGGAGAGCCCGTATCTCGTCTACCTCTCCGACCCCGGACTGACGCCTCCGCCTAAAGGCACGCGCTTCTTCCTCTCGCGTGATCGTAAGACCGGGTTCGCCATCTTGCCCGACGGCGACCTGTGCAATGTCTTCCGCAATCCCGGTGGTGCGGTTGGCTCCGGCAAGACCGCCGTTGCTCGCGCGATCAAGGAGGGTGCGGTCACGCTTGACGCCTACGACGGGTTTCTGACGAACTACTACGCGAGCTTCGGGTTCCGCGTCGTTGGGAGGATGAAATGGATTGACGAGTACGCGCACCCGGATTGGGACTATGCCAGGTACGGCAAGCCCGACGTGGTGTTCATGGCCCTCAACGCTGATGCGCCCGTTCGGGTATTCTCCGACTGGGACGAGGCCAAAGCGTACGCGAGGGAGGTAGCGGTTGCCAATAGCTGAGATTCACGAGGGAGCGATTCGCGTCTATCTGCCGGACGGGCAGGTAGACGCGCCGCTCTCGTGGGATTCCTGTCTCCTGCTCCGTGAGACACACGGCGCTGAGCTACAGGTCGGCCCGCTGCTCAATGAGTGGGCGCTCGCGCACCGCCCGCTTGACCTACCGGGAACGTGGCGAATGGACACCGGGGACTGCCGCGACCTGCTCAGGCGTCTTCCAGACGCCTGTGCCGACTCCGTGGTCTGCGATCCTCCCTACGAACTCGGGTTCATGGGCAAGAAGTGGGACGCCTCGGGCATCGCCCACGACGTGGAGATGTGGGCTCAGGTGCTCCGCGTGCTTAAGCCCGGCGGACACCTGCTCGCCTTCGGCGGCACGCGCACCTACCACCGGCTCACCTGCGCCATCGAGGACGCGGGCTTCGAGATTCGGGACTGCCTCGCTTGGATGTACGGGCAAGGCTTCCCGAAGTCGCTCGACGTGTCGAAAGCCATCGACAAGGCGGCGGGAGCGGAGCGCAAGGTTACAGGCATCCGAAAGTTCGCAGATGGGACGAAGGCCCGGAGAACGGCTGGCGGTGCGGGAGTGCCCGGTAGTGGCGCGTCAGGACAAGCCGAACTTACGGCCCCGGCCACTCCCGAGGCCGAGCAGTGGGAGGGATGGGGCACCGCCCTCAAGCCCGGATTCGAGCCTATCGTGCTCGCCCGCAAGCCGTTCAAGGGCACCGTCGTCAAAAACGTGCTCGAACATGGGACAGGCGCGATCAACGTGGACGGGTGCCGGATCGGAACGACGAAGGACGTGCCCGCCAGTATCAGTAAACACACGGCACGTGACGAGGGCGTGTACGAGGTAAACCGAGACGGGTCGTGGGCGGGCGAGCCGGGCGGCGCGGGAAGCGGGCACGACCCGAATACTGGCCGATGGCCCGCCAACGTCGTGCTCTCGCACACGGAGGATTGCATGCTCGTCGGCGAACGGAAGGACTCCCCGGAGGATTACGGACAGTACGCGGGCGGCTACGCCGACGCCGATGGTAAGGAAACAGTCGAGGCATGGGACTGCTCCCCCGACTGCCCGGTACGGATGCTGAATGAGCAGAGCGGAGAGTCAAAACCAAAGCCAAGACGGACAGGTAAAAAGGGCGGGAATAGTGGCGCGCTCGGGCAGTTTGCAGGCTCCACACCGGATGCAGAAGGGGTGTGGCCCGCTGATCCTGGCGGCGGAGCCTCCCGGTTCTTCTACTGCGCCAAGGCGAGCAAGCGGGAGCGGAACGCGGGTGTAGAGAAAAACGCGCACCCAACCGTCAAACCGCTTGCGCTTATGCGTTGGCTCACCCGGCTCGTGACGCCGCCCGGCGGGTTCGTGCTCTGCCCGTTTGGAGGCTCGGGATCGGGAGGCGCGGCTGCCGTACTGGAAGGGTTCCGATGGCTCGGGTTCGAGCTTGACCCGGAGTATGTCAAGATCGCCAACGCAAGGATCACCTACTGGGAGGTAGAGAGTGGAGACTGATACGTTCGTCGCACGAACGTACAACGTCGAGGTCGTCATCGTGATCGGTGCGGGCGACATTGACGAGGCCGACAAGCTCGCGGAGCGGATCGCGGCGGACACCAAGAAGGCGTACGCCTACCGCATCGCGGGCGGGCCGGACGCCGTGGTCGCGGACTGCACCGTCGAGGCCATCGTCCCGAAACAACGGCCCGCGTAGGTAGACTGCGGGAAACGTCAACAAGGAGGAAACATGGACAGCGAAGCCACACTGCTCGGGGAGAAGACCCCGAGCAAAGAGGAGCGGACGCAGGAGTACCCGAAGCCACCCGAGCGGGTCTACCTGCGCCCGGTCGGCTACGGCGTCGAGTTGAACGGGGATGAGGTCAACCTCGGCCTGCTCATCTCGCCGCTCAAGTTCGTGCAGATCGAGATGCCCGGCCCGATGGCCGTCGAGGTCTTGCAGGACTTGCTCGCCACGCTCAAGCCGGGGCTCACTGCCGAGGGCAAGGCCGCGCTCATCGAGGCACTCACCGGGATCGTGACGGTCACATGAGGGTCGAGAAGGACGGAGCCGCCACCATCTTCATCTTCTCGCGGCGCAACCTGCTCACTCTGCTCGCCAAGCTCGACGGGCATCCGCCCAACTCGGCGTGCAAGATCGGAGCCCCGCCCATGTACGGACACTACTGGGCTCGGGTCGAGGAGGACGACGTTCACTACGCGCACTCGGATCGGGACGAGCCCGGCGTCGGGCTCATGCCCGCCGGTCGGATGCACCCGGAGACGGAGCACGGTATCCGTGACCTTGCACTCACGCACGGGTACGCAGCAGTGGCCCCCATGCAGTCCGACGGGCAGGCACTTCTTGCCTTCCAGCGCGAGCAGGCGACGATCATGGATCGCCCCGGATTCCCGGCTGACACTGTGCTCGATCCCCGCGACTAGGAGCGCATCATGGAGGGGCGTGGCTTGTAGTCGCTACCGTCTACCAGCGGCAAGCCACGCTTCTCCCGGTAGTAGTTGCGCTGACGAAGCGCATGTGCTCGAACGCACTCAGGGCGACGGCATCTGTAGTTGTCGTAGCAGGTAGCCGACCCGTGACCTTGCGCTCGTGACCAGCGATGCGGAGTCTGCGTGTTTAGAAGGCGGCGTCCCTCGCTCTTGAGCCGGACGTACCACTGATACTCGGCTTCTCGTAGGTTCTCACCTTCGGGTACTGACTCAAGGATGACGTACCTCATCCTCGTGCCGACCGACTTCTTCCAGGCATCCACAAGAGGGCCGTGGCTGCCCATCACTCGCGCCTTCACATCACGGCACGTTGCCCCTACATAACGGATCGGCCCGTTCTTCACCTTTAGCCCGTAAACCGTTCCGCCGCCTGATCTTTTCGCGAATGGGTTGTGCTCCTCCACGAGTTGAGGCTATCATATCGGCGGGCCGCTGCGTGCTCTCTTTTGGTCGGTTTTCTTGATACGGGCTATAGTCCTGCCCCGTGGACGCGATCCGTCTAGCGAAACTACTCATCACCGAGACTTCCTCGGTCGATGACCCGGCGAACGAACTGCCGGGCTGGATCGTGCAGAAGGCAGCGGGCACCGGCCCGACTGCTCCAATCGTGGCGAAGATTCGGGACTTGATCCTGGGTGCGCCGCTCGAAGGAAAGGACGACATCGAAATGGATGCCGCAGAACTGACCGCGATCTTGGACGAGCGCATCGAGAAGGCGCTCGCCGCGAACGCGGACGCGGTTGCCAAGACGGTCGAACCTGCGCCTACGGGCGAGGTCGCGCCGGTCGTGGTTCCCGCAACTGAGGTCGCTCCGGCGACCGAGCCCGTCGCCATCGCTCCCGGCCTGACGGCCGAGGACGTGACGAAGGGTGTCAAGGAGGCCATCGAGCCTCTGCTCGAAGTGATCGACAAGGCACTCGACCGGATCGAGAACGTCGAGACGGCTCTCGGCTACGCGGCTCGCAAGAGCATCGAAGGCCAGGAGACGAACGAGGGTGCCGAGGGTGAGGACAAGACCCCCGACTTGGCCGACGCCATCGCAAAGGCGTTCCGACATCCGGCGAGCCGCCGGTAGCAGGCGCTAAACAGGCGCTCAGCAGAAAGGTAAGGAAGCACATGCTCAGTCTCGAAGCCCTGCTACAGAAGGCAGTCCTCAACGTCACCGGCCCCGGTGGCGATGTAGGCGCAGCCGACTTCGGTGGAATCGGTCAGGCACCGCTCTCCATCGAGCAGGTCAAGGAGTTCATCGTCTTGATGTCGACCCAGCAGGTCATGCTCGGTCTAGTCAGGACAGTCACTTCGGGTGCCTCGAAGTGGCAGGAGTCCGTCATCGGCATCAACGACCGCGTGATGCACGCCGGTATCGAGGCAACTCGGCTGGCCGCTGCGGATCGCGGGAAGCCCGTCACGCAGATCGTGGAGCTTTCCACGGTGCTTCTGCGCGGCGAGTACCCCGTCTCGGACGAAGTGATGGAGGACAACGTAGCTGGCACGCAGGTCGTCCAGTACGTGCAGTCCATCATGGGCGACCGGGCCGGTTTCGACATCGAAGACCTCATGGTCAACGGTGACACGACCGGAGGGGACGCCTACCTCGGCCTCCTCGACGGTTGGCTCAAGCAGGCCAACGACAACGGCCATGCGTTCTCGGGTGCCTCGTTCGGCCAGGACTACCAGGCCATCTTCAACGAGGCAATCAAGGCGCTGCCGTACAGGTATCTGCGCAACCTGGCAGACTACCGCTTCTTCGTCCCCAAGAGGATCGAGCAGAAGTACCGCGACATCCTTGCGAGCCGCATCGGCACGTACGGCGATGCCATGCTCACCGGGACGCAGGGGTTGACCTACCAGGGCGTCGAAATCGTGGGCGTGCCGTCCTTCGGCATCAAGTCCGGCTCGCCGGACTCGTCCTCGATCCTGTTCGCCAACAAGAACTCCCTCTACGCCGGGTATCACCGGGCGATCAAGATGGAGACGTGGCGTGACCCCCGCGAGGGCGCGACCTCGTTCGTCCTGACTGCCCGCGTCGATGCGAAGGTGGCAGTGCCGGATGCGGCCGTCGTCTTCAACACCGTAGACGTGAGCTAGGTCGAGCCACCACGTCAGACTGCCGAAGGGCCGCGCCAAGCGGCCCTTCGTCTTTCCTGCTAGACTTAGGTGCTAGCGGAGTGGAGCAGTTGGTAGCTCGCCGGGTTCATAACCCGGAGGTCGCTCGTTCGATCCGAGCCTCCGCTACTCCGATGGGCTACAAAAGCCGCGCACTACAGAGGCAGTATCAGCGTATTTGGATCGCCCGACGACGAGCCGAGTTCTTCAAGGGCAAGGCGTGCGATACGTGTGGTGGCACTCAAGACCTCGAAATCCATCATCGGAACCCACGGAAGAAGATAAGTCACCGCATTTGGTCTTGGAGGCGGAAGCGTCGAGAAGCGGAGCTAGTGAAGTGTGCTGTAAGATGTGAAACGTGCCACGTCAGTCACCATGCAGACCTTTGCCGTCTTCCTTGTGTGCAGAACCGAGACGACTGTCGTTGCCGACGACGGCATCGAGTCATCGGTACGGTGTGTGAAATCGGATGACGGACGAGGATCACATCGGGCAGGCACTCGCGAGGGAGCAACCCGAGGGAGTCTCGCCGTCCGAAGTTGAAGCACCGGAACCCGAGGCTACCACGGACGAGCGCTCACCGATCATGTGGTGGAGCAACGCGCCGTGGGTCGGCACGGGCTACGGGATGCAGACGGCTCTCATCGGCCCGCGTATTGCAGAGTACGGATACCGGCTCGCATTCGGAGCCTTCTACGGACTTAAGGGGAGCCGCCAGGTCTGGACGGCTCCCGACGGCAAGCCATATGTGATATACCCTGGCGGGCGGGACAACCACGGGAATGACGTGATGGCCGCGCATGCCCGGCATTGGTTCAAAGGAAAGAACGGAATCACCATTCTCCTATCCGACCCGTGGGTCATGCGGCCCGAGATTGCCGGGCGTGTGTCCTGCGTGGCATGGTGCCCGGTCGACCACGATCCTCTCATCCCGCGCACTCTGGATTGGTTCCGAATATCGCAGGCGATCCCGGTGGCGATGTCCCGGTTCGGGATGGGGGCGTTGGAGGAGGCCGGAGTTGAGGATGTCATGTACGCCCCGCACGGATTTGACCCCGGTGTCTTCGGGGCCATCGACCGAGGCGCAGCACGCAAGGCGCTCGGCATCCCGCTCGATGCTTTCGTGGTCGGTATGGTCGCGGCCAACATCGGATCGCCGTCGCGCAAGTGCTTCTCGCAGGCGCTCTGCGCGTTCTCGGAGTTCCGGCTCAAGCGATCCGATGCCGTGCTCTACCTGCACACGCAGATGGAGCACCCGCTCGGAGAGAACATCCCGACGCTCTGCGATGCGCTCGGCATCCGCCCGCTCACGGCGGATCAGTACGGGCTCATTCTAGGGACACCCGCGAAGGTCGTAGCTGCCACGGTAGCCGCCTTTGACGTGCTCCTCAACCCCTCGCAGGGCGAGGGCTTCGGCGTGCCGCTCGTGGAAGCGCAGGCGTGCGGGACGCCGTGCATCGTGTCGGACTTCTCCTCGATGCCCGAGGTCGCGCCCGCGAGCGAGGGCAACTGGAATGTCGCCGGGCAGCCGGTATGGACGGACTTCGACAGCTTCCAGGCCACTCCATTCATCGAGGGAATCGTGGAGGCGCTCATCGAGGCCCACGACGAGCCCGAGGAGGCCCGGCTCATGCGGCGCATCGGCGTCCACGAGTGGGCCTACCAGGAATACCAGGCCGACCACGTAGCCGAGTTCTGGAAGCCGATCATCCCGTGGGCGCTGGACGAGTTCAAGTGGCGTAGCAAGAGGGCCAACCGCCTGCCCACATGATCGTCTCCCTGACCGCGTTCGAGCGTCCACGCTACCTGCGCGAGACGTTGGCACACTTCGCGGCGGCGGCGAGCAGCCTAGAGGAGCCGACCGTCGTGCTCGCGCAGGTCGAGCCAAGCGACAAGCTCGATGAAGTGCTCGCGCTGCTTGCGCCGTACCCGAACATCTATGTCCGGGTCAATGAGGAAAGGCTCGGGCTTCAAGCGAACACGCTAGCCGCGCTCGACTGGGCGTGGGGTGTGGCCGCAGTATCGGGCGACGGCTTCGTGCTTCATCTCGAAGACGACTTGCTAATCGCGCACGATGGGCTCCGACTTGCAGCGTGGCTCCGCGACACGTACCGCGATGACGCGGATGCGCAGTTCGTCTCCCTGACCAACTGCGGGTCTACTCGCGCCAAGCTGTACGACCGATCAGTTCCTCCCCCCTCCGACTGGAATCGCGTGTGGAGGACGGATTGGTTCGAGTGCCATGTATGGGGAACCTGGACGCCGGAGTGGGAACGTCTGCGATCCGTGTGGCCGCACGAGCGCCGCGACCACTGGGCCGCTCGGGTAACCGAGGGCGAACTGACCGGACATCAAGTTCTGCCGGTGCTCTCGCGGTCGAAGTCCATCGGCATCGTGGGTCAACACTGCGAGCCCCATGCGCACGAGGAGCATAACCCGCTTGTGTGGGCCGACGACCTCGGGTTCCGAGTCCGAGGGGGATACGAGGAGTGCCCGCATGACTCCGCATACCGTCGGCTCTAAGCCCTCGTTCCTGTTCCGCGTCGTGCTCTGCACAAGGATCGCCTTGCAGACCTGGAAGAAATCGTGGAGAATGTGGGGTAGATGAACGTCGCCGTCATCACTACCGCCTACAACGTCGAGCCGTGGCTCGTGCAGTGCATCAACTCCGTCCGGGCTCAGACCGTACCACCTATGCAACACATTGTTGTAGACGATGGATCGACGGACGGGTCACTACTCCTTCTTCGGTCACTCGAAGGGTGCGGGAATCCTCCTACGACTGTCTTGTCAATAACGAACCGAGGCACCGCTAACGCAGTGAACGCCGGGCTCATCGCGCTCGCGCCCGAGGTCGAGGCCGTGGCGTTCCTCGACGGCGACGATTGGTACGAGTCCAACTACATCGAGGCGTGCCTCGCGCATATGCACGAGGGCGATGCCGTGCTACCGGCGATCAACTTCCGTGAGGAGCGTACGACCTACGCTCGCGACACGTACGGCGTCCCGGCAAATACGCCGATCCTACGCAAGCCACTGCACCCGACGTTCGCGCAGACGTGGGAGTGCTGTAAGTCGCACTCATCCGCAATGTTCCACCGCCGCGTGCTCACGGAGATGGGCGGCTTGCACGGACTGATGGGCGCGGACTGGGATTGGGATATGTGGCTCGATTTCCTTGCTCGCGGCTACCGGCTGGCCTACGCACCCGAGACGCATCTCAACTATCGGCTCCGCTGGGGCTCCAATAGTCGTCACGAAGGACGCGGAGACAAACGCGAGGCCAACCGTGAGGAGATTCTTCGGCACCATGCGCTGACGTTCGCTAAGCTGGGGCTGACGTGATTGATCCCGAGAACATCTGCGCGATCCTGCTCACACGCGGCGACGTGCCCGACGCAATGAAGCAGATCAGGGACAGCCTTCCCTACGGAGAGGTTCGGGTGTGGGACAACGCGACTCGCCCCTTCGACGCGAGGGTCTACGGGCGCTACCTCGCCATCGAGGAGACGGACAAGCCGGTGATTTATTTTCAGGATGACGATTGTGTCGTCAAGGATTGGAGCCACCGCGAGTTGATGGAGAACTACCAGCCTGGCACGATCATCGCCAACATGGTCGCAGGCCACCGCGACGACGAACCGCCGATGCTGGGCTGGGGTGCCCTGTTCGCTCGCGACCTGCCCGCGCGAGCGTTCGCCAAGTGGCACGCGGCGGGCTATCCCTTCGATTGGCGGATCGCCCGCTATCCCGAGTCCATCTTCACTGCGCTGACCCCGTGGAAGAAGCTCGTCCACGGCACGCACGCCGCGCCGGATGAGAAGGCGTACGTCGGGCTGCCATGCGAGACTGCGCCGAACCGCTCGCACCTACAGGCCGACCACTACGGCAACTTTGCGCAGGTCTTGCAGGAGGCTCTCGCGGTCGCTCGCGGCGTCGAGGCCGTGGCCGAACCGAGCGCGAAGCTCACCGGCTCCGAGTCCTACGATGATGAGCTTTCCGCTCGACTCGCGCGTTGCGGTTGAGGACGGCTGGGAGGGCTCGTGCGCCGAGCACGGGCGCGAGTTCGATCCCGGCTGTTCCGTCTGTTCGCTCCTAACGCGAGTCGACCGAGCGCAGCAGGCCGCAGTCCGGGCCACCCGGCGCGAGGAGGAGGACAGAGTAACGCAAATAGCCATGCTTCGTCCGAATAGCCCCGTGGGCCGCTCATGGGAGATACCCCCGCGCTGGCAGTCCGCGCTCGCGCTCGCGGCCGGGATCGCGTTCATCGTCGTCTTCCGTTGATCCCTCGTTCGAGGGATGGCGCTCGCGGGCCGCGTGGGCGATACTTGATATATGGCGTTCACTCCCCACTGGGCCGAGGTTGACGGGCCGCTGCCGCACCGCTGCGAGGCGTGCGAGAAGATGGTCACGGGGCCAGTGTGGGTCTACTGGCACCGCTTCGACGGGTACAACCACTGCGTCTGCGCGTCGTGCGCGGGTGCGCTGACCGAGGAGAAGGCCGCATGAGCGACGACTTCAACCCTCCCTACGACGAGGACGACGTACCGTTCGAGCCCGGCGAGCCCCCCGAGCCCTGCACGCTCAAGGAGTTCCTCGATTCCTACCCCTACGGAACCGTCCCGCACCCCGAATCCCTCTGACGAGGGATGGACAAGAAGCCCGCAAATGGCGATACTAGGAGTGTGATGAAAGAGATGTCCTTCCTTCTGGCTTCCACCCCCGCCGACGGCGGCAGTCCCGTGTTCGAGATGTTCTACTGCCCCGGCGAGTTGGCCGAGTGGAAGATGGTGTTGGAGGAGATGGGCTTCTCGTGCTCGGTCAGCGAGCACCCCTGCGAGACTCACGACCACGGCCCAGTGCTAGGAGGTAAGAAGTGAGCGGCAAGATGACTGACCCGGAGAATCTGGCCTTTGCGATGAGCCTCGGCGTTGAGTTCACGGAGGTCGCAGTCACCGCGATCTTTGTCGAGCAGGCGTCCGATGAGGACGCGACCGGCGACGAGCGGATTTGTTTCTACGTCTACCCCGGTGATGACGATGGGGAGGACGCGCTGTTCGGAAAGGGCTACACCTACTACCACGCGGGAGAGGCGCTCGCCCACGCTCACAAGATGGCGAGCAACTACTGCGTGGACGAGATTGTGACCTGCTAAGAGGAGGAGCGATGGCGACTGTCTACACATACGATCCGGTGGGCTGGGATGTCTTCGACGGACGAACCGACTTGAAGCCGGGGGATCGCGTTGTCAAGACGCAGCCGCACGGGTGCCCGCGCAACGGCACGATGGGTCACTGCTTCGTGGCCGACGCCGAGACGGGCAAGTTCGTCGGGCTCGTGATGGTGAAGTCCCTCAAGCGTGCGGGCCGGGTGGCAGCGTGAACGCGCGGGCCGGTCAGGTCAGGCGGGCGCAGCGGGCGCTCCGGCTCGCGCCGGACACTCGCGCTCTCAAGCGCGAGCTACAGCACGGCAACCCGTACGCGCTGGCCCTGCTCGGGCGGCGTGGGCTCGTCTACACCTTCGGAGCAATCCGGCGGAAGGAGGGATGATGGAGGAACGTGAGATGTTCGAGGAACTGCTCGCGGGCCTGCGCGGTCGCACCGATGCGATCAAGGATAACGCCGAGCGCCGCAAGGTCGCAGAGCGCGAAGGCGTCAAGCGTGCCCGGCGCGAGACAAGCTCCCTGCGCGGGCGAGTTCGCTTCGGCAACGAGGGCTACCGAGCCCGCGACTAGCTGCCCCGCCAGCACGGGTCGCTTTCTGCGACCCGTGCTACAATCCCCCGTAGCTCATGTATCACACGAAGGTCATCCCCGTCGAAGTCGTGCAGGCCGGGGGCACTTCCCTCGGAAGTGTCGGCGTCCCGCCCTGTCGATTCGCAGGCTCCTTCTACACCTGCGAGCCGGACGGCGACTTCGGGGTCGTGCTGACCAACAAGGATCAGACCTTGCAGACGCTCACCAACGTAGACGACGGCGATATGCGCCCGCTCGCGTGGGATGCCGAACTGCTCTGCTCGGGAGAAATCAACGTCGCCGTGTCGGGCGCGAGCGCCGACGGCATCGTCTACGTCTCCTGCCTCATCCGCTACTAGGGGTACACTCGGCGTATGCCGTGGCTCGCCGTCACCGGGACTACTCAGTGGGGCGCGGGACGCAACCTGCCGACGTTCAAGCCGGGCGTCTACGAAGTCTCTGAGGAAGTCGCCGCCATCGCTCGCCGGGACGCGCCGCCGCGCGTCGTCGTCTGCAACGAGGAGCCGACTGTCACGACCGGGCACGGCGAGCCGCCGCTGACGCTGGACGACCTGCGCATCGGTACGGGCGACGGAGTGCATCTCACACGCGAGGACATCCCCGAGCTAATGCCCGAGACGTTGGCGGACGAGCCCGTGATCGACCTCTACCCCTGCGAGTTCTGTCCCGACAGCTTCGCGAACGAGGCTCCGCTCCGGCGGCACATTCGTCTACACCACGAGGTTCACCACGAGCGCCTGACTGCCGAGGAACAGGCCGAGGCCGACCGGCTACGGGCCGAGCGCGACGAAGCGGCAAGGCTGGCCGCTGCCATCGCGAAGGACTTGCACCCGGCAGAGCGCGAGATTCTCGATCCTGACCTCGGGGCCGAGGTAGACTCTCCCTAATGGCAGCCGACCTTGCAAGCATCGCGGACGTGAAGCGAATCCTTCGGATCGAGTCTTCGACTGATCCCGTGATCGACGCACGCCTACAGGCGGGGCTCGACGTGATGGAGGAGTGGGTACTCCCGAAGCTCAAGTACGTCGGCAAGGAAGGAGCTTGGTGCGAGGTCTACTTCGACATCTCGGAGGACGCCACACTGCGGCTCCCGGCCAACGACATCACGATCACGAAGGTCAACGTCTTTGAGTACCCCTCGTCCTTCGGCATCCCGCTCTCGCCTATCGAGCTAGGGCTCGGGCACGGATTCGACCAAGACGATCAGGGCAACCTCATGCTTCGCCCATCGCTATACTTCTCGCCCTTCCAGGGCGCGGTAGCATCCCGTCCTCGGCGCACGTATTCGCGCGTCGAGGTTCACTATCTCGGCTCGGGGGTAGTTCCTCGAACCATCACCGAAGGCATCGCCTTCCTTGCAGCGGGCTACTACCAGGATGGCCCTCGGATTCTCGCGGGGCTCAAGAGCGAGAAGATCGGGGAATACAGCTACACGCTCGCAGACCGACTCGCGCCGGACGAGGCCGACTACGTGGCGCAGGGTCTTTGGTTCCTCGGCCCGCAGTTCAAGCGTCAACGGGTGGCGGTGATCTAGGTGGCCGGTCTTCCGATCCCCGTGCTCGTGGTCACACGCGACTCGCCCGGCCAGGATGTCCCGAGCGCGATCACAGACGCGGGCGACGGGCTCGTCATCGAGGACAACTACGGCAACGTCTTCCTATTCGTGACCAACCCGGAGTCGGGGGAGGGCACGGCCACGATCACCCCACACGCGACAGGGCCGGGCGGCGCAGCCTTCGCGCCGTCGGTCATCGTGATCCCGGCAGACTCCTCGGCGTGGGTAGGGCCGTGGCCGACGGCGATCTTCAACGATGACGCCAACACGGTCTACGTGTCCGACCCGTCGGGCACTTTGGAGTTCACCGGGCTGAGGTACTAGGCCCGTGGCCTTCACCGATCTTCTCATTCACACGGTTGAGGTCTACGGTCGAGCAGCCGAGGACGAGACGGGCACCGCGAAGCTCGACCGCTTCGGGCAGCCGCTCTCGGTCAACCCCCGACAGCACGAGGTCGGCGGGCAGACGCTCGTCGCCACGTACCCGTGTCGCGTGTACCTCAAGGCGGGCGGGCTCGTGATGATGGAGCGGGCCATCGACACGTTCGAGCGTGTCTACTGCATGTTCACGGAGCCGGACACTCTCATCTACGAAGACGACGCCGTGCGCGTGCTCGATCAGAACGGCCGCGTGCTCATCAACCTCGCCAAGATCAAAGACGCCGAGGAGAAATACGACGGCGCGGGGCCGCATCACATGGAGTTCGCAGTTTGGGAACAGTCCGGCCCGAAGCCGGAGCGGGTGCCGTAGTGGGCCAGGTCGGTAAGAACTCGTGGTTTGGGCCGGAGATTGTTGCGCGGATCAACCGCGCGTCGGGTCGCGCCATCGTCGGGATCGGCATGGCCGTCGCCGTCGAGACGAAGGTCGTGACGCACGTCGTCTCGGGCAACCTGCGCCGCTCGATCCATGCGGCTCCCGTTCGCTACACGGACGCCGAGGCAGACCTGCGCAACGTCGAGTCGTTCGCTGACCTCATGTTGCTCTACGGCCCGCCGCCGCCGACGCGGACACCGCTCGGCCCGGCCATCGAGGTCGGCTCGTGGCTCCCGTACGCCTGCGTCGAGTGGGTCGGCCGGATGCACCCCGGCATCACGCTCGGGCTCGAAGCCGTACGCGGACAGCGGGCTCACAGAATCGTCTACACGGCGTTCAAGGCAGAGGGGTTGGTATGAACACGACCAACGAGATAAGCCCGGCGGAGCTTGCCGCCGACCTGCTCACCCGCTGGGGGCTGCCTCCGGTGCGAGTAGTCGTCGGCCCGGCGACGGACAAGCTACAGCAGGCGGGCGTCATCTCGTGCATGGCGGCGGGCCTTCCTGTAGTAGAGGAGTACGTGCCGATCCAGTGGGCTCGGGTACAGATGCGATGCCTCGCCGGAACGCTCGCGCAAGCGGATAACATCTCGCAGGCCGTCCAACGGGACATTCATGCGAAGGTCAGGAAGTTCGTCTACATGGCGTCGACCGACTCGTGGTATCTGCTTCATCTCTGCAAGATCACCGCTGGGCCGTCGATGCACTTCGACTCGCCCGAGACGTGGGAGACGCTCGTCTTCGCGGAGCTAATGCTCTCGAACGAGCGACTCTAGCTCCGGGTCAGGGGATCGAACCCTGCCCTCCGCGTCCAGAGCGCGGCGTCCTACCGATAGACCAACCCGGACGTGCTACAGTCTACTCGACGGTCACGTAGCTCAGATAGGTAGAGCGCCGGGGCACCGGAGGTCGCGGGTTCGAGTCCCGCCGGGGCGTCACGTTGGGGCCAAGCGGCTCGGGCACATGACCCTCATGGCCGGGTAGCCTGAGAGCCGGGGCAGCGCCCGGCTCCCCTTCTCATCTTCACTGTTTGGGCCTTCTTCACCGTGACGGTGAATATGCACGTTCGCGCACATACGGCGTTCGCTCGGCCCGTGGCCCTGCAATCTGCGTGATCGTGCGTCGTGATCTAGGTAGAACGCGACGGCGGACGGCCTAGATGCCACGCTAGCGCGAGTGCCCAGCCGACGATCCCGATGCGAGCGGCGAGCGGCCAGCGGCGGCTAGCGGCCCACGCGGCGTGTGAGACGCGAGGCATACGCTCGTCCAACACGGACAGGGCTTCCCACGCGCCGAGCGCGATGGCGGTGCTCGCCCATACGTCCCCTGTCGTCATGGGAGGAGTCTATCGGTCGGCAGAAAGCAGGTCGGCGTAGGCCCATGCAAGAGTGCCCCGGTCAACCTGGCCCGAGCGCGTCGGCTTCCAGAACAGGGGATCGAGCGCGGAGCCGAGGTCAATCACCGTCATGCTTGGGTCGCGCTCGATCAGTTCCCCGGCGACGTACTTCGCCGCGTGCGCGGCAGAGAGGAGCACGACCTCGTAGGCCGAGAGGAAGCGCACGAGCGAGTCCTGCTCGACGCGGGAGTCCTGCCATTCCTGCCCGAGCGGCACCGGAACCCAGTCGGCCCGCATCATCCGAGCGCCGTCCTTGAGCGGGACGGGCGCGACGTACGCCTTGCGCCGGTCGTCCCGCGCGACCGCCGTGTAGAAGCGTCTCAGATCGGCGGAGAGCCGGTCGTGCTCAACGGCGTGCGCCGAGAGGAAGGGACGGTGGCCGATCACCTTGAGGAGTTCCTGCCACTCCGGCTCTAGCCCCTCGGGAAGCTCCCCGAAGAAGCACTGCTCGGGCGAGTCCGCGAGCTTGACGAGCGCCGACAGGGTGAGGGCTCCCGTCTCGGGGCGAAGGTAGAGCCCGTTGGCGTCCGGCGCGTCCCCGCGCCCATAGGCCGTTACGCCGTAGATGTTGCAGACCACGCCGTCCCCGATCTTGACGTAGGAGAAGGGGGTACGGGATACGAGATGGGCGCGGAGGATCGCGGCGGACTCGTCCGGGCCGGGCGTGCCGGTGCCGCGCTTCATCGGGGCACCGGGACAGAAGGCCGTTTCGTCGTATACTCCTGCATGTGACCACCCGAGAAGAAGCCCGCGACGATATGGCATGGGCGATTTATGCCGAGGAGCAAGAAGCCCGAAAACAGGCACGTCCGGTTGAGAGACAGTGGCCGGGTGATGATGTTCTCCGCCATGCTATTGAGGACGCCCATCGCGGCGACCAAGCTCGGGAGGACGACACCACGACATAGCGGTTTCAGCCTGTCTGCGCTTGGGCTGCCCTACGTGGGGAAGGATCAGGCGGAGGACTCGCCACGCATCCGGGCCAGTGATGGCGAGCCGGTGCAGGTTTTTTCGTTCGTGCTTAACTCTCTGTTTAGGTACGCCGACCAAGCGAGCGAAGCGATCAAGAGGACGCCGATCCTTTTGGGGCACCGTGACTCTCAGGTAGTACCGCATCGTTCCGTCTCCCTTATTGCGCTGACGTATCGTGGTTGCAGACCCCTCCGCCTCAAAGAACCCAGCGAGCCACCCGAGGTCGGCCTCTTTCATCGCTTCACCGGGCCGGGGCCGCGCATCTCGACGCCTGCCAGCCGGAGGAGGCGGATCACCTTGCCACGGCTCCAACCCGTGAGAGAGGAGATGCCCCGCGTCGAGAAGCCGCGCCGGTAGAGCATGGCGGCGTGCTCTATGTCCGTGCGCCTGACGACGTGGGGCATGAGTGAATGGTACTACATAGCAGACGGGCGGCGCGGGGCGCGGTATCTTACTGGGCATGGGACAGGTATACGACCTCTACACCGCTGCGGTTGACGCAGTGGACGCCTACTCCGACGCTTGTGGTACGGCTCAGGCCGGGTACACGGACGACACGGAGACGATGGCGCTGTACGGGCTCGGGGTCGTGTCAGCCGACTTCGCGCAGTTCGCTCTCACGGGTGAGCTTGGCGCGAGGGCCGCGAACCGCATCCTGGCCGACGAGGGCATCGACAGCTTCTAGTCATGGCGAACGTCGAGCCCTTCGAGATTGTTGCTGGCCCGCTGGACGTTTTCTTCAAGGCGACCGGCGGCAGCTTCCCGGCGCTAGGCGCTGACCCCGGCACTGCCGGGTGGACGAAAGTCGGGTACACCGAAGGAGGCGTGAAAGTTGGATCGCCGCAGGTCGTGGTCGAGCTTCGCGCCGATCAGGTCACGGGAATCCTCAAGGCCGTCCGCTCCGAGGAGGATTGCGTCATCACCTTCGACATCGCCTCCCTGACCCTAGAGAACTACGCCCTGGCCCTCAACCGCGCCCTCTCGGGTGGCGGCTCGGACGGCGTGGGGCAGCCTCTCTATCGCGGCGGCTTCCAGGTCGAGACGCTCAGCCTCCTGCTCAAGAACGATCATCTCAGTCCTTATGGCGATTCACCCTTGCAGTTCGAGCTTCCGGTCGTGTTCCAGGCCGGTAGCCCCGAGGCGGACTTCACGAAGGACAACAAGGCCGTGCTCCACTGCGAGTTTCACGTACAGATCGACCCGGCCGTCGCCCCCAACGATCCCGCGTCCTTCGGCTACATCCGAGCCGACTAATGTCCGTCCTGACTGACTACGAGGCAGCCGTTGCGGCTGTCGAGGCTGCGCAGGACACCGCCGAAGCCGCGCTCGATCCAGTTGCCAACTCCGGCTACGACAACGGCATCTACGCGAAGGTGGCCCAGTCGTGCGCCGAGGCACTCGCCTCCCTCAAGGGCGGCGCGGGTCAGTTGAGCCAACTCGACAACAAGCTACATCACCTGTAGGCCATGACGATCCCCTCGAACCTCACCGAGTCTCGCTCCATCAACGCCGGATGCTTCGTCGTCAAGACGCTCGACGGCGCGGTCAACGCCTTCCTCTCCGGGCTCAACGGCGCGGCGAGCGACCTCGACATCGTTGCCGACGGGCTCGCCCTTTGGGCCGTCGCGGCTGAGGAAGACGAGTTCGGGGCAGGTGGCACCGCCTTCATCGTCTCCGCCGAAGCCTTCAAGCGCGTTCACGCCCGCCGGTACTAGGCCATGACGCCGCCGACCGCGCCGGACATTCTGTTCAAGGCCGCGAGCGATGCCGTCAAGGCGGCAATCGACTCCGCCGAGTTCTACCTCGACTTGAACGCCGATACGCACGACACTTCCCCGGATGCCGGTAACGACAACTTTCTAGTCACCCTCGCTCGCGCGAACCAGGCGCTTCACGCGGCTCAGGAGATTCTCGACGGGCCGACGGGCAACAAGGCCACGTACAACGCCCTGCACAACTCGCCGGGCGCATAGCCAACACCCCGCTCGGGGCTCAACACGGAGGCACGGCCATACCGGCGCAACCTCAACTGACGATCATGCTAGACCTCTCCGCTGCGCGTGCGCAGGTGAAGAAGGTCGTGCGTGCTGCCGACGAGGCGAACCGGGAACTGGCCCGACTCGAAGACAGGCTTGCCGAGCTAGAGGCTCGGCTGGCATCCGTAGGAATCCACTTGGAGGTACAGAATGGAACGTGAAGTCGCACTCATCCTGAGCACCCGGCTCAAGGAGCCGAAGCTCATTCAGATCGACGGCGAGGACTTCTCGCTTCTCGGCGTCGACCATCTCACTCCGACCGAGGAGTCGGAGGTCATGGCGCTGTTCGCCCGCTACGGCTACAAGGCAGCCGAACTCGACGCGCAGCCGAACGTCGCCAAAGGCAAGGTGCTGGCCGACGCGATGAAGGAGACTCGCATCGTGCTCATCACCAAGCTGACGGACATCCCGAAGGCGGTCGCGCTCAAGCTGCCGCTCTCGCAGCAGGTCGTGCTCCTTGAGACGATCCAGGCGCAGGTGCAGGCCGTCGAGGACGGCGACGATACACCGGATGAGGACGAGCCGGAGGATGGCACGAGCTAGCCTCCGTGACTGGCCCCGCCTGACTCGCTTCTACGGGATCGGCCCGAGCGAGCTTGCCAGCCTTCCCCACGCCGTCATCACTATGTACGCCGAGCAACTCCAAGAGATTCAGGCGGAGGAGCTTGAGCTTGCCATCATGGTGAGCGATATGCCCCACGCCGAGGAGAAGGATCGCAAGTCGGTCTTCCGACGCATCTCGCGTCTCACGCAACCCGATCCCCCCGCGCCCGAGCCCCGGCGACGGTTCCGCCGCGCCCGGCCCGCCACGGGCGAGGAGAAGGCCGCAGGGCCAATCAATGAGCAGGCGGCAGCAGCGTTCGGATTCCAGGTCGTGCGCGGCGACCGGAAGCCGCCTGAGCCCAAGAAAGAAGCGGGGTAGAGTCTACTCATGCCCGGAACGATCTACGCACTCAGACAAGGCAGCGAAATCCGCTATGTCGGCAAGACGACGGGAGACATCACCCTGCGTCTGCGACAGCATCTACAGGCTGCCGCACGAGGGGCACACACGTACGTTGCGCGGTGGCTCCGCTCTGCGAAAGATGTAGAGGTAGTCGTGCTCGAATGCGACCCTCCGGGCGGGCTCGACGCAGCCGAGCGGGCGTGGATCGCGCACTTGCGCGACATAGGATGTCAGCTCACAAATCTGACAGACGGCGGGGACGGTATGGTGCCGGGCGAGCTTGCACGCGAGGCAGGGCGCAAGGGCGGGATCGCTCTACGAGGCAAGCCAAAGTCCCCGGAACATCGCGCCAAGATTGCCGCCGCGCTCCGAGGAACCACACACTCTCACATGACGCCCGAGGTTCGAGAGAAGATCGGGAAAGCCAACACGGGGGATTGTTGCACTTGTCGTAGTAACCGACAGTGCGCTTTCTGTCTGAGACAGGTGAACTAAGATTCCTGAACTGGGCAAGGCCACGTATGAGCTTGTCTTCAACACGTCGCAGGTGCAGAAGATGGCAAGCGCGGACGCCCGCGTGGACGCCGCCACCAAGTCCATCGCGGCGTCCGTCGGCATGGCCGACCGGCAACTCTCCCTGTTCGGGGAGACGAGCGCCGTCGTCGCGGGCGAGGTCACAGCCGCGAGCGGCGAGATGCAGGGCGCGATGGAGAAGACCGGCGCAGCGTCGACCGCTGAGTCTGACGCGGTAGCCGCGTCCAACGCGAAGATCGGAGCAAGCTCGCGGGCGAGCGCGGGTGCGGTTGCGGCCTCCTCGGGGCGCATCCGCAAGAGCTTCGCCTCGATGGCGGAGTCGGGTCGCGCAAGCTGGAAGATGCTCGGCATGGGCGTGGCCGGGGTCGGCGCACTCGCGCTGTTCGGCGGCTACAAGGAGTTGAAACTAGAGAATCAGGGGCTCGCCGGAATCCACTCCGCGATGCAGTCCAACAAGAATCTCGCATGGGCCAGCGTGCCCGTGCTCACGGCGCTCGCCAACTCCTTCGAGAAGAACGGTATCGAGTCGCGCGGCGCGGCGATGGGTATGGAGTCACTCCTCCTGCGCTACCCGATGATCCGCAACGAGGCGGGCAAGGGCAACGACATCCTCAATAAGACCGTGATCGCGCTGCGCGAGGTCGACGCCGGTATGCAGATCGCAGGCCGCAACGTCAAGCTCCCGCAGTTGGCGATCATGTTCGGTCGCGCCCTGACCGACCCGGCGAAGGGACTCTCGGCCCTCGGCCGCGCGGGTGTCCGTTTCACCGCCGGGCAGCAGGCTGTCATCAAGGCGCTCATCGCCGCGAAGAAGCCGCTACAGGCGCAGCGGTTCATGGTCGATACCGTCATCA